CGCTTCTATGCCCAAAGCTGAGCTGATCAAGAAAGCAAAGTAGACCGTTAACGCGGCACAGGGGGTGCAATGCCCCCTGCTACTTAGGAGGTATGCTATGGGTATTTATCATGTTAAATCTAAATGGGATGAGACCACACGCAAACTGATTTGGTTTGTCATGCGCGGTGGAACAATCATTACTCATCGGGGAAGTGAATCTCAGGCACAGCGTGCTTGTGAGATGTTAACGCAGGTATTTGACGCATACAAGGAGGTGATTAAAAAATGAAGGTAGTAATTACTATCAAGGCAGACATGGACAATCGGTATTCATTTGACTATACAAAAGGATACCTGATGGCAAGAATCGAAAACTTTCTTGATTTCTCTGATTGCGTATTCTCTTATGAGGATATCAACATAGAAAGCAGTCCTGACGAGGGGTAATGCTCCGAAACACCTACTTCGGTAGGTGTCGACTGCTCTTTCAAAGTACCGTTGGTACTGGAGTAGGCTCTTAACAGTAGGAGTGTAATATGGTTACATTCAAGAAGCTCGGATTGAAAATGATCCGGGACAAGAAAGGTGGGTGGCATGTGCTCGGTAATGGCGTGACTTTTGAAACCACCGGTGACAAGGGTAAAGTCATGCATGAATGCCTGACTAAAAGCGGATTGTTTCAGTTCATTAAGGGGGAGGGATGGAAGCGGATATAATTCGTAACATGCTGCAGACAAATGATCGTTGGCTGCTTCGTGGTATTGTAGCAATCTGGATGCGGCAAACGAGCCGTGAGCAGGTGTTTCAGTGCACAACGGAGTTGAATGGTGTCGGTTTTAATTCTGTTGACGCGCCGTTTCTTAGTTCCTTGGCATTGCAGTTGCAGGAACACGGTTCTCTGAGCCCGAAGCAAAAGGAATGGGCGCGGAAGAAGATGCTTAAATATGCGGGTCAGCTGGCTCGTATAGCCAAGGGGGAGATATGAAAACGTATTTTACTGTTCAGATATCGAGTGATGAAACACTTGATAAATATGCAGTTCAGGAAGAGCTTCAGCAGCTGTTGTCTGATTGGTCGTATAACAATTACGATAATATCATCGGTTCTATTATTATAATGGAGGATGACGGTCATGAATCTTAGTGTCACAATCAATGGTGAGTTAAACCACAAGGAATCGGAGGTTGCTGAAGCGATAGCAGTCATGATATCGCAGCGGTATGACGTGGAAGTAACCGTATATGCCAGTGTTATTGCTTGGTCAGGGAGAAAGCAAGATGTACAAGCGACGGGAACTGAAACTACATAAAGACGGATATTACGACCTTGCTAAAGAGGTTATCCGACAATGGAACATGGACGGCAGACCGCGTGGTGATATTCCAGGAATAAATGCGTGGGCTGATATAATTCGATCCCATCAACAAATGATGCTTGGTGGAGCAGTTCGTAAAGGAGAATTACACTTATGAAACAATGTAAAGGATGCCTTGCGCATTCGCACAATGGTCGCTGTTATTACAGTGCATTATATGGTAAGCCTAATGGTTTATATACCTCGGTATCAATTCGCACATGGCTGAAGCAGCGTGGCAATATCAAATGCCCGTTCAGGAGGTCTAAATGATTGCGCAGCTATATTTATGTATAAATGCTGATGACGAAGTACATTACATCAGCAGTTATAAGCCTGATGTGGTACTGGAGCAGATGAAACAGCATCGGGAAGGCAAGCAGTGTACTATCCGGGTATTGAACACTGTTGTTAACGTAGCTAACTCTAAAAGAGTAGCAGTCTAAAAGATAAAGTAGCATCCCTTAGGAAAGGATGCTACTTTGCTTTGAGGCATAATTTTTTTATGAATGTCTCTTTTTAATTTAATATAATTTTTTAATTTCATATTTTTTAGAATATACGAGCATCCATATTTAGCTAATACAGGATGAAGAATTTTCAAAATTATACGGACTTATAAAAAATTATATTTTGAAAAGAGACATTCATAAAAAAATTATGTGGTGTCAGAAGATAGATAACATGTACTTGAGGGAGATTATTTACTGGCGGATGTTAAAATTATAATTTTAACTAAAAATATAATTTTAACTAAAAATGTGTTATAATATAATGGAGGTTTGAAATGATTATTAAAGATCCAAAATTACTTTCGCATGATGATTTGATCGAGGCATTGGTTTACACTAATTGTAGTTGTAATTCGACAGCAGAAATGCGGAATGATGTTCGCAATTATTATAAACTTCTGTCGCGTGAAGAACTTGAAGCTAAAATATCTGGGGTATTATATAAAGAAGATAAAGGTTTGCCTGTTACTATGTTGGAATTAAAGCGTCGTGAAATAGAAATAGAACGGTATAAACCAATACGACAGCGACGATCAATTAGCAGTGATGTCGATATAATGTACATATCACGTGTTACACCATTAGAAAGCTTTCAAACAGAACTGCTTGGTAAGTCATGGGTGCGTGATGCAGTAATGATAGCGCCAGGTGTGATAGGTATACGACTTGAAGTTGGTAAGACTAAAGAGAAGTATGATAATAAAATAAAACAAATAGCAATACGTTGTAAGTTTGAAGGAGATATACTTTATGGATAAAGAATACGTACTATTCACATTGCGGCAACGTATAGCCGTACTCAAAGACCGGTACAGATTGCTTTGTCATGGCAAGACTAGTCAGAGTTATGGTGGCAGTGCAGTGAGTCGCTCTGAAGCAAAGCGAGATCTTAACTTGTGCTTGCTTGTTGAAGAACTAATTGTCGGCACACCAGGTAAGTTAACTGTTTTGTCTGACGAGGCACAAGAGGGATTGGAAAAATTAATGGAGCCGTTGGAACGGCATCGCCGGCTTAAGGACGACATGGGACTTGAATCCCATAGCCAAAAATGAAAATTCTACGGTATTCTACAGTAAAAAATGATAAAAAGGGATGAGGAAAAATAAACATGTTAACATATAATTATTTGAAAGAGAATCCACAGTTGCGACATGAACAAGTAACGTTTGACTGGCACTCTCTTTTCACGGATCCTGATACTCCTTATTCAGTGAAGGAAGAGTTAAAGGAAATACAGTCGATAACCGCTACGCCTACTGATAGCCAACTCTTTTGGCACCAGCACATGGTAATGTATCGCATGCTTGAAGATGAGAAGTTTCATTTGGACGATTATATATGGAGCAGTCATTGGCTTGAGCAGTTGTATACTATTATGCAACAACGTGATGAGTTTACACAGCAGTTTGCTGATATATGTTGGAGGATCATTTTATCGATTGATACAACTTCTTGTAATGTTAAGTTATCATTGAAAGAGGTACAGAAAGTAATTAACATTTATAATGAACGAGGTTATCATGGTCGATCACCTTCATTAAGTGAAGCATGCATCATGGTTATTTGTGACTTTGATCGAAATACTTATACTTATAGTAGAATAGATAATAAAATATGTGCGATATTATTTAGACGCTGCACAATGAGATTTATAAGATCTATCAGTACATGTGGTCGACTTATAGATATATGCGATATGCTTTCAGACACAGATGAGCAAGTAAATCCTGAGACTGGTGTAGCAAGGCAGTTTGATTCAATCAACGAGATACAACGAATACATGATGAGCGAACTGAGCGTGAAACAGCGAAGCTGATGGCATCTTGTGCGGGTAAACACTACAGTTACATGGTTGCATTCAAAGAGTTAATTGAAGAGCATAATTTCTTTTTACCATTGGGACCTGGTTCATTAGTCGAGCGTGGTAAGCAGCATCATAACTGTGTTGGTACATACGATAATAAACATCTAAGTAATCTTACATATACATCTGAGCCTGAGGAAGCAAAGAATATAAATGGTAAAGTGATGCGGCTTATCTTTAGCAAGACTGCTACTATTGAAGTGCATTTTGAAGTACGACATGGTTTAATTGTAGGCACGAGCATTGGTCAGTGTAAAGGACAGAATAACCAGAATAAAGAACTGACTGAAGATCTTACTAACTTGCAGATTGCTTTGACTGGTAGGTCATGTACTATATTACGTATAGAAAAGAGGGAGGAATATAATGCGGGTTAATTGGAATGATATTTGTTGGGCATTTCTTATCTTTGTAGTGGGAACTATGTTTGGTTATTTCTGGTGCTGGCAAGCACTATTAGGAGGTAAGTAAAATGGGCAATGATAAACTGCGCGAGCTTGCTTTTAGACAGTGGATTGGTTCATCTGATCGCTATCAGGCAATGGAGCTTGTGTTATCTAATAAGCATGTAGCACAATCATTTGAACAGTATCTTAAAGCCTTCATTGAAGGTTGGAAAGTGTGTATGATTGAAAATCTTGTGGAGGCAGATGATGATTACAGTTAAACTTACTGCTAATGGCGGGTACATTTGTGGTGATGGTAACATTCCTGGTGGCTTAAATCCGGATCAGTTTTACAAGTTGTTTAGTGCTCGTATAATACGAGCTAAACTTCAGGGACTTACTGAGCTTGGTTTTACTGATGAAGAGGTTGAGCGAGCTGTGAATCGTAATAATGTAATGGTTGATACAGCACTTACTTATGAGCACGATAATAATGCAACCTTTGATGAGATGATGGGACACCCATTACAACAGCTTGAAGATTTAACACCGCCACAAATACCAGGTTGGTAATGAATTGTTTGACCGATTGCGATGGCACATGCTGCCGACAATCACGGTCGGTCAGAGCAGGTTTACAAAGGATGGGATTAATTATGTACAGAAGCGAAGCACATTTTAGTCGTCAATTATGTAAAATGTTAACAGCTAAGGTGCCTGTTGTACAACGGATAGAATCACATGAAACTGGTCGTGGTATACCAGACTTATATTTACGTTGGAAACAGCATGAGATGTGGATTGAATTAAAGAATGATTATCGGATAAGTATAAATGATAATGAATGGGAAATTAAATGGCGCAAGGGACAGCAAGCCTGGATGTTTAAGTATTGGGTTACATCTGGTAGATGCTGCTACACTATAGTTGCTATGAAAGATGGATATGTAATAATACCAATGAATAAAAGATACATAAAAAATATAGTGTTGGCTTCTGATGTATGGAAGATGAATAGATTAGCTGATATATATAGAGTCTTACATGTCGAAGCTAATAATTAATATCGTTGATCTATTAAGCAAGTGTGTTATGAATAGGGAGCCAGGACCGATGGGACCTCCAGGACCGATGGGACCTCCAGGACGTGATGGTAATTTAATAGATGGAGCAAAGATCGATGACTTAGTTAATCGTGTTAAGTTGTTGGAGGAACAAGTTGAAATGCAGGGTGAAATCCTAAAAGAAATAGAGGATGTGCTTGAATAAAACTTTAACTAAAAGAATTATATTTGAATTATACGTGATAGAATATAATAAATGAAATGATATTTCAATAGGTTGGAATTGTGCACGGTATCGTAATAAAAATTATTGCGTTGCAATATAAGCGAGAGATGCACTGACACAACGGAAGGAGAATTATCATGGCTTTAATGGGACAGCCCGGACAGGGCGGACAGACTGGTGGGGCAGCGGCTCCTGCGGCGAAAGCAACTGACGATGCAAAAGCAAAGAAAGAAGCTTATCTGGAACAATACAAAGCAAAGCGTGCTGCGCGCGCCAAAGCTGCGTATGAAAATGCTCTTAAGCTTCGAGATGAACTGGTTAAAGGCCAGTACCTTGATAAGCTAACAGCGCCAGTAAAAGAATTCGTTCTCTCGTTATGCAAAGATCCGGCCGAAAAGAAAGCCTCCGGTGGATTCGGTGGCCCGAGCGTATTTTCGCTCTTATTCGGCGACAAACCCACTGTGGGTCAGAAGATTACCCTTGAAGAAGCTTTCAACAAAACCTATAAAGGCAAGAGCACTCTTGATCTGTGGGTTAAGCGTTGGGCGGAAAAGGGAATCGTGGTTGAGTGTGTCGTTGACTCTGTAAAGATGCTCAATACCACTTATACTATCAAGGCCCTTCCCTCTGCCTAGTCCGGCGAACCTGGTTACGCACCTCCGTTAACAGAGGTGCGTATTCTTTTTATGTGTAGGAGGATAGCATGCATGAGGATAAGTTGTATGCCATTGCAATGCAGTGTGCACAACTGAACTATGATGGCTGTTCTTGTGCTTGTCATCTTTGTCAATTTAACGTATACAATTATGTACACGATGTTCGCGAGGCTTCTTTATTGAAAGCAAATGCTTATACAGACTTTAATAATCGTAGACAGATAAATGATCGTATAAATCATACACAGAATGCAATGACTATTACACCATTGATTTTGATACTAATAATTGTAGGTCTATTAGCATACTGCTGTTCAAGTATGAAGTCATGCTTAGAGCCAGCACCTGTTCATTCATATACAGCGCCACAACAGACTGCACCAGGTATAACGCAAGATGAATTGCGTGATATGATACTACAGTTCTTTATGGATGGTAATCCGGCACTACAAGAACAAATGACGATTGATGATGAGATCAGGTTCTTACGAAACAATCAGAATAAGTTGGAAAATGTGCCGCGTATATTACGTGTGATGCAGCAGCAAGGTGTGCGTGATATAAATCGTGATGGGAAAATCGATTGTATTGACTATTCATTACGGTTTAGAGAACTGTATGGATCTGGCGCGCATATTATGATTAATGTTAATCCTCAAACTAGTATGAATCATATGTTTATACGAATCTGGTATGATAGTGGCAGAAGGTCAATGGATATTGAACCACAAGGTACACCTGAACGATATAGTATGGGTGTAATATGGGGTGTGCGATATAATCCGGCATACAGTCGCGATGTCACTAGCCAATGGTCACATGTAGTTGGAGGAATGTAAATGAACGACTTATTACCATTATTAAATAACTTAGTTGATGCAGCTATCTACCACGGTGGTGACCCAGGTGGTCCTTACTTTTGCAATGGTGCTGAATTGCTTGACGCAGCACGTACACTTGCTAGTATTATTCAGGTGCGTGTAGTCTGTTGTGATTATCACGGAAATGAAATACCTGATCCTGATAATGAACGAGACATAACACATATAAAGTTTGTGAGGTAAACAATGGAAGATAGATTCCTTGAAATAGGTAAAGACTTTGCTCAAAAAATTGCTGAGGATAATAATATCCATTTAACTGAGGACTTAATAAAGTTTTGTCAGAAGTATAAATGGGACTGGTTCTGCGCTGATTGTAGCGATGACTATTCAAGGACGTTGTCTGAGCAGGATGTGTTAAAGAAATCATTATATGCTTATATATTGGAGTGTAAAGGATGACAACTGAAGCAGAAAGTAATTTTCTAAAGATATTAAATGATGTATTCAAAGAAGCAGAAGGTCCTGTAGTTGATGGATATACAGCGTCTCGAATGTTGAGAGATTATAATCCATTGGTTGAATGTCCTTTTGAAATTGGCGATTATGTAACACCAATTAAAGAGAGTATGGTCAAAGGATGTGGTGAGCCTCATCGTGTTATGCAAGTATTTAAGCAAGCACAAATACAGGTATATGATATGACTAAACCGTTAGCTGTATTTAATATGATAGTATCTCAGGTTATTCATGATAAGAAAATAAATATGTATGCTGCTTTGTCTACTAATTATGAACCTTATAAAGGAGTTACTTGTGAAGAAGTTGATATTGATTCTGGCATTGTTATCAATGCTCAGTAGCTGTAGATCAAAAGATAATGTATTAGTTAAATCTAATATAGCATATAGTGTCTATGTTGAGCAGATAGATCGGCACGAGTATATAATTGTGCGTGGTACTTATAGTATAAGTATTATACATAAGTATGATTGTGCTGGTTGCACAGCTTGGAGTGATTGATGATAACATGTAGTGTGTGTCATGCTTGGCGACCCAAACAATGGGATGGATCCAAATGGATTGATGATGTCGCAGCATGTGTATACAAAGGTGGACCATTTGAACCGACACACACATGTGAGCATGCTTCTATAGTTAATAAGTTTAATGGTAAAGATGCTATACAAGAACGATTTGATGCTGCTCGTGAGGCTGCAGTTAAAGCAGTAGGTAAGGACAGACCGTTGTGGAAGGATGGTATGTCTGCTGACCAGGCTGCTAAAAAGTATTGGGAGGAAACAGATGTTGTTACACAATGCGCATCCTCTGAGGATGTTCAATCAATTGAACAATCAACCAGCACCGAGCGAACAGAGGTACGGGCCGACCCCAAACCAAGTAATAAAAAAGTCGTTCCTCATTGTCCTAATGACGACTTTAGTGATGCTTCTACTCCGCAGCTTTATGAACATCAGCAAGAAGCTGTGGAATACTTTGACAGCAGAACAGAAATCGCACTGTTCTTCGAAATGGGCGTTGGAAAAACAGCCACCATCTTGGCTATCGTGGCTAATAAGTTCAAGCGAAAAGAAATCGATGCCTTACTTGTTGTTGCGCCGAACGACGTACACAAACAGTGGGCTGCTGAACAAATCCCTCTTTGGTTAGGAGTACCTTATGACATACAGTGTCTGTATGGAAGAGGCGGATCTCGACAAGCTTACCCGTTTACCGATGATCCCGACATGTTGCAGGTTGTCTGCGTCAACATTGACACGTTTAGTACACCACAAAAATGGAAAGATATCGTTGAGTGGGCCAACGGTCGTCGCACTTTTATCGTGCTTGATGAGGCTACATCGATCAAGAATGTTAACGCTCAACGAACTCAGCGTATGTTATACGAGTTTAACAAAACTTTGCGAAAGGGAAAGTCGATTATTGCTTCGCAAAGTAACTCAGTTGCAAGAGCAATTCTCACAGGTACTCCTGTTACGAATGGAGCAATGGACTTATGGGCAATGATGGAGTTCTTAAGACCTAATTATTTCAATCGTAATTGGTATTCATTCCAGAATTACTTTGGTATGTTTACTAAGATGGCAGTCAATGATAGAGAGATACAAGTACCACTGACTGCTGAATGGTGGGAAGGTATTAAAAGGTGTACAAGTTATGGTGAAGCTCACGCAATATGTGGATGTAGTGAAGATACGTTTAACGTTATTCATTCTCAAGACAGTTACCAAGGTCCATATAAACATGCAGATGAATTACGTGCTTTAATAGCACCTGTTTCTAAGTTTAAGTTACTCACCGACTGTGTGGATATGCCGCCTCAAACTTATATTACGCGCACGCTTACTATGGATGGAGAGCAAAAGCGATGTTATGATAGCATGGTTGATGAGTTCATTGCAGAATATGACGACTATACAATGACCGCACTTAATAAGCTTAGTGTTATGATTAGGCTTCAACAAATTAGTAGTGGGTTTTTGTACGATAAGACTATTGTAGAAGATTTTATCGAAGAAGATGGTTCATTAGAATCGATTAATGCGTGTGGAGAAGAACGAGACATAACACCGGATGATCCTATTAAATGGATTGGAACCACTAATCCTAAGTTGGAAATGATGTATAGAGATGTTGAAGAGTGTAGTAAGCCATGTATCATATTAACCCGGTTTACTGCAGAAGCATCGAGGATATTCAATGACCTTAATGGAAAGTATCGGTGTTCCCTTATCACAGGTTGGAAGAGAGTCGGGACCATCGAAGATTTCAAAGCTGGCAAATATGATATTATGGTTGCTAATAGTAGCGTCATTGCGCGTGGTTTTAATCTACAGAACAGCCATACTATGCTTATATATAGTAACACGTTCAGTTTGGAAACCAGACTTCAGGCTGAAGGACGTATCTTCAGGCTTGGCCAAACAAACCCGTGTCAATATATTGATTATACTTTTGTGGATAGCATTGATGAAAAAATCGTTTCAGCACTTCTTCTCAAACGAAATCTGTTAGATTATATAAGGAATGCTAATGCAAAGGAGCTAGTTGCATAATGGCATGTAAACATATTAGTAAAGAAACATGTATCAATAAAGGTATGTATTATGACATAATAAAAAAGATTGCTATACCACCTAATCCAGATAATTGTCAGCAGCCTTATATTGAACTTGAGGAAGTAGATGGACAACGACATATTTGTAAGTGTAATGGATATGAAGAGGAAACAATATGAATACATTGGTTTTTGTCGGACTGGCATTATCTATCGTAGGTGCAGTTTTAGGCTTAACTGCAATCGCGTTGTTGGTCGTTAGCTTAATAAAAGAGTGTAAGTGATATGACAGAAGTAACTATAGATGCTTGTGTTAAAGACTGTAAGTTAATAAGTCTTTGGCATGCTAAACAACGAGCAAGTATGAGCTGGTATGATCTATACGTTGCTGCTGATAAAGCATATCAAGAACAGTTACAGAAGTGTTCTTGTACGCCTATGGAGATACAACCTACTAAGTCTATTATAACCAAAGCTGTAAAACAGTATGTGAGCGATAATTCTGATGTAAAGGTGGTGGGAGTATGACAGACGAACAAAGAATCGTATATGCGCAATCAATGCTTGTTACAGCATTCATCAAGTGCCAAGGTATGGTAGCAGAAAATATGCAAAGACAGGTGCTTAGACAGTCAATGGCATATACGGAGGAATCCTTTCTTACGTTGATTGATGAATACACTGCATATAACACTATCTTAAAGGAACTATTGCCATGACAACAGCTGAGGTGAATAAGATTATTCAGTCCATAGACGATATCGCAGCCATAGTTGGTGGACCAAAGATCATGGATACAGTTAATCAGTTTCAATCTAAGGTACCAAATGAGATGAGAGATATTGTTCTTGCTCAAGTGAAGGAGGATGTAGCAAAGAGTATTTCTGAAGCATTTAGTAAGACTCAAACTGAAATGCAAAGTGCAGTAGATAATCCTGAGTTGATTGCAAAGCTTAAAACAATGGGACCACAAGAAGAATCAGAGTGCTAGCTCAATGGTAAGAGCAAAGGTTTCCGGTCTAGCATGGCCACCTCCTTTTCCTTGATATGAGGTTCGATTCCTCATGCACTCATATCGCAATGCGCTTAGTAGACGAAGCGGCGGACATTTAATCCGTGAGATCAGTGCAATTCTGATATGTGATAGCATTTTCCTGGTTACACAGCGAAAACAATTGGATGATGGATTGTTGTTACGTCAGTATAGTCGTAGCACGACGTTTGAAACGTCTTAAATCTCTAATTGAAGAAAATCAGGTGGGTGTAGATGAGTAAGGCGCAGGTTCCTGCGTTGAACCCTGTGACTTGTTGTAGCATGGCCGGGACGCTGGCTTTGAACTCAGGAATATCAGCAAGTATAACGTCCATACCATAAGTCGGATTGGCTCTACCGTGGCTGGTTACGTTCGAATCGTAACTACACTCAAAACTCTGCCATGGTTCCCTCCCAAATCCCTGTGGTAGAGTAGGCCGCCCCTTGGCTATGGGGGCTATGCGCTGGCAGACCGCAATATAGTCTGCTATTTTATTAGAATGTAAAATGGCTACAATAATTGCTTTGATACTATCTATCTCTATGGAGCTTGGTGTTCCACCTAAGTTTGTATTAGCTATAGCTTATGCTGAGCATTGGAATGGTTCAATAGAAGAAACTATTATACGTGCTGATAGACGCAGTCCAATTAATAGTAATGGATCACGTGACTTAGGTGTAATGCAATTAAATAGTAAATATTATTGTCATGTTAATTGGTGGGATGCTGAAGTAAATATAAGAACAGGTGTTCAACATATTAAATGGTTAATGGAACATTGTGCCACATATTGGGAAGTTGCAGTTGCTTATAACTGTGGTTTAGATAGAAGCAGAGGTGGTCCACCAAAAACATCATTAAACTATGCTAGTAATGTTATGGATATATGGCATGAACTTGAAGGTTATGATTATGTAAACCTAGCAATTAGGAAATAAAATTAAAACTTTAGTTAAAACTTTAATTATCATATTATGTATGGTATAATAATAATATATGGAGGGATAATATGAGCGACGATATGAATTACGATGTTGATGAAGATTGGGAAGATGACGATGACTTTGAAGAAGATGAAGATTATGATGATGAAGATGGCTATGATGATGAAGAGGAAGAGGACTATGAGGAAGACGACCTTGATATCGACATGGACATGGACGAAGCATGACATTAGACAGTATTAAAGCACATTTCTTTCCTGGTCGTAATGCATTTCACACAATGTCTGATTCGCATAAATGTGCTTTAATAATAAAAGCATGCAGTTGGATACAACACACTGCACGCTCTGAAGCTGCTGAACATTATCATTGTGATGAAAAAGAAATTATTCAAGTGCTGATTAGAAGCTATTTATGTGACGATAAAGAATATGATGCGATTGAGATTAGTAAGATCGTTAAAACTTTTATGGAGGAATTAAACAATGGGTGACGAAGCAGAACACTTGGCGGCAACAGACCCCAACATAGTGGAGAATTTAGGTGGTGGCAATCCGGATGCATTCGATTATCTGGCTACTGATGCAGATAAGAATGTACTGCAAAATCTTAGCAAGATGGGTGATCATTTAAAGGAACTTAAGCTTCGGATGATTAAGGCAGAAGCTGAGTTTAAGCAAGCAGAAAAAGAATACAATTATTATGCATCATCTATTTTACCAATGGAAATGTTTAATGCTGGTGTATCTGAAGTTAAACTTATGTCTGGTGGCATCATGTCGTATGAACGTAAGTTCTATTGTCAGCCAAACAAGAATGCAGCAGATAAACAAATCATGGCTGAGTGGCTTCGGATACATGGTGGTGGTCATCTAGTTAAAGAGATGGGATCAGTTGATGGAGCACAGCTTGATAAGCTTCGTACTGCAGGTATACCTTTTACAGAGATCGATGATATAAATACCCAGAGTCTTAAAGCTTTCTTGAAGGATAAAATTGGCGCGGCTGGTGGCACAGTGCAGATTAATATACAAGATATACCGGCCTGTATGCATTTCCAGGAAGTTGGTATTGTCAGCATCGAGGTATAAGTCATGAGAGAACTTCTATTCTTACTAGTATTGGTAGTGTTAACTTCGTTATTTAAGATAATGAAGACTTATATACCTGGTATAGACATAGAAGTTTTAACACTAGCTGTTATTACAACTTTAGCTATATTCAAAGGAGTATTAAAATGAAAATAGTACGTGTGACTTTATCGGCGGGTGGGACAAAGTTTTTCTTTGATCGTCCATTTAATCCTGACACAAATGACTTTGAGAACTGTGATTCAGCTCTTAAGTTTCTTACGGAACTGTGTGAGCAGAATAAAACTATTGCCGTTATGTATATGACTGGTGGTGGACAGATTGTTGATGGTAGTAATAAACCTCGACATGATCCATTCCTAGGTGCAATACCTGCTATCGTTAATTTGCAAAATATCTCAATGCTTCTTATTGAAAATGCTGGTGTATATGACATGGAGGAAAAGGAAACATCAGATGAATAATCAAAAGAATTGTCTTATCTGTCTTTATCTTGAAGTGTGCGAGGATCGTAAAAAAGATGAGACAATTACTGACTGCTGTGTTCCTTTAGATGATTTACGAGAAAAACAAACAGAAGCATTTAAGCAAGGTGGTATTTCACGTTTTGCAGAAGTAACAAATGAACATGTGAATAAGTATAAGTTACAAAGCAAATATTGGATGAGAGTTAAAGTAGAATAATAGGGCGGTGGCAAAGTATGTCATCAGATAAAGCCGCCGTATACGGTGAGGTTTGGGATAGTGCTATTTCCCAACAACGTTTAGTGCAGAAAGCGATTGATGAACGTTGTGGAAATGGTTTTCATACTGAGGAAGAATGTATTAAGTGGGCGCATGAGAACTTGCTTGATATAGTCGTAATCAGTAGGAATACACATCAGTATTATTACCTAACGCATAAAGGAGATATTCTAACTAAGCGTGCATGGCTTGATTGTTATAGTGATACGCTTATGATTTGGGATGTACCAATAGAAAAAGATAGTGATAAGATGGCTTCACGACCATGGATACCACGTGGTACTATATATCACGATAAAGCAAGGATTAATGGAGAGCGAGAAGATCGTGGTAGATTGCCTATATATCATCGTGACTATTTTACTCCTAGTGGCTACTACGATAGTTCTAAAGGAACATTTAATATCGCTAAACCATTCCCATGCTGTGCGAAACCGACTGGAAGGGATACTTCTCACATATACACTTTTATTAACGCTATTGCTGGTGAATGCACACTTCATCTTTTAGCTTGGCTAAGAATGAAGATGATAAATCCATGTAGTAAAACACAGGTGGTACCAATTGTTGTTAGTAGAACCCAAGGAACTGGCAAGACTACGTTTGCAGAAGTTATCTGCAAGGGATTGTTTGGCAAGGATAATGTGCTTGTTACGGATCAATATGATAGTACTTTACGATTTAATGCTGACTATGCTGATGCCCTTATTGTTTGTCATGAAGAAAAAGAATATGAGGATAAAAGAAATTCTGCTGCAGCGCTTAAGAGCAGAGCTACTGCAACTACTATACGGAAAGAGAATAAAGGATTGGATCCAGTATACCAAGAATCCTATACAGATTTCGTTTTAACATCTAATAGAGACGTACCAGTTAAATTTGATGATGACACAGATCAGAGGCGATTTATGATTATGGAAGCAGATGAGAACTTCACAAGAAAAAAGTCGCCAACTGCAGATGATGTGTTCACTAAGTTATATGGTCAAGATATAAATAGTATAAAAAAAGGTATTCCTTTCGTCGAAGACATAGAACTAATAAGTCAGTTCAAGCACGAATTATTTACAGATCCTACTATAGCATCTACTGAGGTTCGTAAGTTTCCACACACAGCAGCTTATGAGCGATGCTTTACATTACCACGTACAACTGAGGCAACTGAGATTGAATCTATTATTCGTTCACTTGCACCTTTTATTAAAGCAGCGTTAGAAGTAAAGCAAATTGTACCTGAGGTAACTATTAACGAAGGTACTGATAGACAAGAAGTTGTTACACTCGCTTCTTATCTACAAACAATTGCTGCATTACAATACTTTCCAGCAGTAATGAATCAACCAGAATTTGTTGCATTGTGTAGACCTTTAGTATTTTTCGATCAGCAAACATCTAAGCCGTTTAATCATGCTACAGTTGAACGTACATTGTATGATTGTGATTCATGGCTCATACGTGAATTTGGAATTAGAGTATTTCCAGTTACAACTGCTATACCTGGTGGATTCTATGGTATACACGGTCGTTATCGTACTGCTCCGACAGCTCGTTTTATATTAGCAAGGGATAGTAAAGCTGTTATTGATTATCCTACTGCAACGCCGTTAGCAGTTCAGGCACCTATTGTGCCACCCACTCGTATTGGTGAACGATTGCGTGTTAACGGTAAATGGAGACCAGATCCTAATGGCGAATTTGAAACTGTAAATGAAATGAAGCCTGGTATTACAACACTAGATAATAAAAATGTTAATGTTCAATATATGGATACATTCTTATTTGAGGCTGATGAGACAACTAAAAATGTTTACATAATAGAAGAGCAACGAATCAATACAGAAAAACAAAGTGGTGGAGGTTTTATAAATGCAGAAAAATTATTCCAGGAGCGCTTGCGCCTGCAACTTTCAGAAGCCGAACGATTATTCAAAAAGGGTATTGCTTGCCGTGTTACTTACAGTGGTGGCAAATCTTATCACATCATTGTCCGTGTTGCTGATGGCCCTGAAACATTAGAGTTATATAAATGGTTACATGCGCACTTATCTCTTGAGCTAAGTGACAAATTAACGTTTGATTCTACAACTGCAGATCCAGCTCGTTTAACACGAGCACCTATAATGTTTGAGCGTGAGTTTGAGCATCACGGTATTAAAGTTAAGGGTCAACAGCGACCATTATATACTAATTGGAATGCATTATATAATTATGATTGGCGTCCTGTATATCAGCAGTGGTTAAACAGACCGTTATCAGAAGAAGAAAGCACTTTTGGACGACGCATGGTGCCGACCAAACCAGAATATAAGGAGGCAATGAGTGCGTTATTGCATGGAACTTTCTGGACAGATGCTAAATGGAATGGACGTAGGCAACAGTGCTTCTTTCCTGGATATAGGTTATGCCGTGTGCTTGGTTACTCACATGAACAGCTCTGGGCAGAGGGTGGGATACTTGACGGTGTCAATAAATACTATAGAAGAAACGAAATTGAATACTGGAAATCACGTGTAAATAGCGATATAATAAAAGCTATCGATAAATCAGTAGAGGATATGGAAGCTAATGAGCAATGATTTTACTGTAGATGATAGACCAGGACTTGATGATCCGATATGGGATTATGTTCTGACTACACGTTTACAGAAATATATACCGTATGTAAGAGAGTGGTGGAATGATGTGCATAATTTTAGTATGCTTGATACAGGTATTGTAGAAGTATACCACGAAGATGCACCTGGCTTGTATGCACGGTTTACACGCACAGCTATTCGTAGTCCAATACGTGGTATACAAGCATTTCCATTTGTACCTACGCCACGACTTCAGATAACTGGAGTGCAAGGCGGCTCAACAAAGATGATCGCTCGAGTGTGTTTAAACAACCGACTTAAGATGGATGAGTTTACTATTATATGCAAAGGTAAATTACCATCAACATTTAATGCAGAGCAATTTGTAGCATTTATACCTACTGAATTATTAGAAAATAAGATACTTGGTAACTGGTTATATTTCACACCAGAAGAATGTAGTATGATTGCACGTGGAGAAACAAATGAAGCTATTCGAAACAAAGCACTCCTCAAAGCGTAGTGTAGTTGTCTGGTATCCAGATGGTACGCTCGTAGTACAGGAAGCAATTGGTATATGGTTTGATAATGGTGAGTATACTATTGAATCACCTTATATGGGGTCTCAAAGAACCTTTCCTAAGGGTTCTAAAATCATGATAGATATATCGGAGGTACAGGATTATGAAAGAAAACCTTGGTAAGTTTGCTCGTGACAAGATCACCGGGTTCGAAGGAACAATCACAGTTTATGCTCAGCATCTTTATGGCTGTGATAGTTATGTTATCACACCACGTGTGCAGGACAATAAACCAGAAGACAGTCGTACATATGACGTCGGTCGTATCGAAATCATTGGTGATGGAACACGCCCGGAAGAAGTGGCTTCTGCTGACGGAAAAAAGGGTCCTGAAGACATTCAGGATTTATACAAAAATGTTTAGCTAAAACTATAATTTACTATAGAAATATGGTATAATTATATTATCGTCGTTGGCGATAGAAAACAAAGTTACGGAGGATAATATGGCATTATTTAACGGTGACGAAGCAATGGAAGGAAGTGGTGGCGATCAATCATTTCTTGATTCAACAGCAGGTGTAGGTCTTGATAACTTTACTCAAGACACAGTAAGTGTAGCTTATTTGGGTATGGTACAACCTGGCTCAAGTGCTGCTGTCAATCATGAACCTGGAACTTGGCGTAATAGCGCAACAGATGAAAACTACGGCAAAGAGGTTGAAGTTGTAGTGTTAGCATTCAAAACGGTATGGACAGAACGAAGTAAAGATCCACCTTATAGCACAGTGGGTCGATACGAACCAGGATCAATAGATGTTCACGTTGAGCGTCCTAAACCTGGAACACGTGGCTTTCCGAAGATGACCAATCCTTTGACTGGTAATAAGGTCGAGGAATTATTTATTTATGCTTGTATGTTGAAAGATCGGCCAGAAGAAGGCATCTTGTACTTCTCTCCAACAGTCGGAAGCATGAAGACTTGCAAGCAATGGAACAGCCAGCTTAGGTCACAGCGATTCCGTTCAGGAAAGATAGCATCGATCTTTGGATTCAGTTGGACTATCGGTCTTGATTTGGTTCAGAATCCTGCGAAGCCAAATAATCCCAATGAGAAGATAGCAAAGTTTATGTATGTGAAGCGTAGTGCTGAACAAATTACAGAAGAACTTGCTGTATCATCTGTTAAACCGCAGCTTGCTGCTGCAAACAATGTGGCTCTACTAGCGGCCCCGGAAACTTCTGGAGACGTAGAAGAGTAATACGTTCCTCTTCGCCCATGGCATTTTGGTTTCGATGCCATGGGCACTTTATCTAAAGATTAAATGAAGACAACAAAAGAAGAAATAAATTATAGATTACCTATGCAATGTTGTGGTAAATGTGATAACTCATATAATAATTCTTATGATGATGCATTATGTAAATTACTAGATTCGACAACGATTATAGATTATGGAGGTATCTGCGACTTCTTCAGTCATAACGTAGATATTTCAGACAGTATTCGTGATATCGATGAGGCAATCATCGAAGAAGAAATTATAGCAACAGAAGAAACTGTACTTGGTTCATGTGCTACGTGTAAGCATAGTTTTTGGGACGATGATGATAGGTATATGCCTAAGTGTGCTATTGATAATAGCAGGATTGAAATGCCTGCAGAGGAACATAGGTGCTTAGCATGGGAGGAATAAATGGATTTGAAGATATGTTGTACATGTATTCATTATGATTGGACACATAATGAGTGCCTACTTTGTGATGGTTGTAATTACGACAATAAATATATTATAAGAACGGAGGAAGAAAATGGCAGATCTTAATTTGTTTGTGTGCAGTGGGCGTCTTACTCGTGATGCTGAACAGAAAACGCTTCCATCAGGAACTCAGCTTGTGACATTTGATATTGCAAACAATACTGGTTGGGGAGACAACGAAAAAGTTTTATTCATGCAAGTAAACTTGTGGGGTAAGACTGGACAGAACTTGTTTAAGTACCTTACTAAGGGAAAAGCAGTTCAAGTATATGGTACACTTGAAGTTCAAAAGTGGGTCTCTAAGCATGATGGCTCTAACCAACAAAAGAATGTGCTTCAGTGTAACAATGTTATATTTATACACTCAAGCTTTAGGGATCATGAATCAAATGAAACTTATAAACTTGGCGACGCAGCTAATATTGAAGATGCCGAAGTAGAGGTGGTGTTCTAATGAGTGGAACTGCAGCAACACCATTACCTCCACCGATAGAGACGCAAGATACTGCACGTGCAGATCCAAATGCTGGCTGGAAAGACGATTCAGGTAAAACACGCTATGATTTATTGTTGTGGGATTTTATTGAGTTGATGGCTTTACGTGCAACACGTGGAGCAGAAAAATATGGTCCAAACAATTGGCAAAATCATGGTAAGGATGGACCTGATCGGCATTTTGCTGCTATGATTCGTCATCTTATGGCATGGCGCAAAGGTGAGAAAATAGACCCTGATCCAAAAATGAAAGGTCTTACTCACATGGATGCTATAGCTTGGAATGCAATGGCGATAAATTACTGGGATACAAAGAGAGAACAGGAGCAAGTTCTTGCCGGATAAAAATACCAGCGTATTAAATATTTATGATGCTGTACAAGACTACAGCTTTACGTCGCAGGATTACTTTGTGCACATGCTTCGCTTTAGTCAGATGGGTGAAATGATTGGTGGCCGATATGTATTAGATATCGGCTGCGGTAAATATACCAATCTATTGAAAGCAGCTTGCATGATGAACCATGGACCACAGTTCCTTCATTACATTGGTATTGATTACGGTCCAATTATTGAATGGCGTAAGGGCAACAAGCTTATCGACTCTGTTACAACGCTTATACCATACCTTGACTTCACAAATCCAGAATACATTGGCCAGCTCTGCAATACAGTACGAGAGAAGTTCGATGATAAACCTTATACTATCACATGTTTTGAAGTGCTTGAACACATGGATTTTGAATCACAGCTTGTATTTATGTACCATCTTTCTGAGCTTATGGCCAAGACAAATGTTGAGGTATGTTTTTTTTCAACACCAAACTTTAATGGATCTGCAGCTAAGAACCATATATCAGAACTTAGCTCTATACTCTTAGATGAAATAATTCAAAAAGTTGGTATTAGGATTGTTGATAAACTTGGCTTAAGTGCATGGAAAAAGTTTCATAAGTTAGAATACGTTGGTGAAGCAGCTGATACACCTGCTGTACAAACAGTGCTTGATTATCTTGATAAGGTATTACCACTACCGCTGCGTAAGATGGTATGGGGTGCTTTGCTTGATGCAAACATGTCCAATAACATATTATACACACTTGAGACTACCGGCAATGGTGCGATAGTTTGTCGCTCCGAAGAATTAATAAACAAGGACAAGAGGCAGAAATGATTGCTATAGACATAGAATGTTATGACGCAAATCTATCTACTCTAGGGGATGGGTCCATGCGCAAAGATGGATTCATCCTCTGTATAGGACTATATGATGGAAAAGATTATGTCAATTGCACCCCTGATGATCCTCGTCTTGTTGATTGGCTTGCCTCTGACGAGGATAAAATCTTCCATAATAGCGTGTATGATCTTAGCTGGTTATGTTGCGGTTATGGTTGGCGTGTGGGTGGCATACTGCACGATACGATGACACGTGCTGCTCTTATAAATGAATATGAAGAACTTGGCTTAGACGCATGTTGTAAACGATTCAAGGTTGAGGGAAAAAATGCAGGTGATACTATTGAAGAATGGTTTAATAGCGTAAAGAAACAATGGGATTTGCGTGGTGATGTATGGGATAATGCTGATGTGGTATGGATGCATCCTGAAGGTAAAAAACAAATGATTGCTTATAATAAACAAGATTGTATTGCTACATATAATTTGTTTATGGCTCAGGAAAAATTAATGGGTCCACATCGTAATTCATATCAAGTTGAATGTGAGTCTCAACCTGTTATAATTATGATGAAGCAGAATGGTATACGCATGGACTTAGTACGAACAGAACAATTTACACAAGAGATAGAAGGTAAGCTTAAAGAAATAGAAAAACAATTAAGTATAGTATATGGTATAACAAATGAAATAATCGCATCACCTAAGAAAATGACATTTGCAATGAATCAATTGGGTATTCATTCACCTGTTCATACCGACACAGGTGCAGAGTCTTGGGCAGCAGGTGCGCTTGAGTTAATAGATCATGATGTAATACCTTTGATTGCTGAGAGTAAGGTTTATAGTGCCCTTATTTCAAAATATCTTAGAGGTTCTTTGGCAAAATGTAGAATTGGTGATAGAGTTCACTGCACGTTTAGTCCAAACAAACGTGAGAAAGGTGGAACTATAACAGGTCGTTACTCATCGAGTAAACCTAATATGCAAAACATACCAGCACGTGAAGAAAAGACTGCTGGAGCAAAAGCTTATGGTCAAGAGATGCGAGCATTGTTTATACCTGAAGAAGGTCATCTTATGCTTGCTGACGACTACAGTCAAATAGAATACTTGTTGTTGGCGCACTATGCACAAGGTTCACAAGCAGAATGGTTTCGTGAACAGGCAAATGCAGGTGTTGACTTTCATACTGTTGCTATGCAGATGACTGGTATTACAGTCAGAGATCAAGTTAAACGAATGAATTATGGCATTATCTATGGTATGGGTGCTAATAAAATGTATAGTATTAACCGTAAAACATTCCACACATTAGAAAATACAAGAAAAGTATTCGCACAATATCATGCACGACTTCCAGTTGTAAGAGATACAATGACTTGGGCACAGAATATAGCAAAGCAACAAGGATATATAGCGAGTATAGGTGGACGTATACATCATAAACCACGGCCAATGCTTATTGATGGTAAGTGGAATGACATGATATATAAGATGACAAACTACCTTATTCAAGGTTCAGCAGCTGAGATACTTAAGAAAGGATTGCTTGACGCTTATAAAGCAGGTGTGTTTAATGTTCTTAAGTTACACGCTACAATACACGATGAGAATGTTTGCTCCATGCCTTATACAAAGGAAGGTGTAGAAGCAGCTCTTGAACTGGAACGGTGCATGAATGGCGCTTATCATGAACGACTTCTTGTACCGATGAAAGTAGCCTGTGAGGTTGGTGACTCATGGGGTTACTGGGAAAGTGATGTTTGGGAAGCTCTTAAGAAAGGCGATTTTGATACTCACAGGAGGTTAGTAGCATGATGCATTATATTACAAATCACCAACGTAAAGTTGCATTAGATTGGTGTATAGCTAATCTTTCATTATATCTTGGTGAATCTATACCAGATAACATACAATATATTAAACGTGACGATGTAGACTATACAGATAAAGATTGTATACTATCCGTACTTAATACACTCAAAGAAATTGATCCAGGTAGTCCATTGCTTGTGCGACTACAAAATATATGGCGGAGGTTAGTAGCATGAAGACTTCTAGCATAAAGTTTAGTGATGGTGTGCTACATATGCGATGGGACAAAGGAAAACAGATAAGATACTATCGTCTTGATCTGCTTGCACCTGTTAAACGTCTTTATCATAAAGTAAGGTCATACCTAGTGTTATCTAAGGTACATAAATATGTCGAAAGAAAACGTAAGGAGCAAGTAGCATGAACCAAGAAGGTAGAATCGTTGACATGAACAATGACAACAAGGAAATGACGCGTGAGGATCTGACAGCTATGCATAACAATGTGCGTGAGCAAGTGGAGAATCCGGCGCGTAAAAAGAAGGATCACATCAAGCTCAGTGATGTTTGGAACACACAGCAGACTATCCGTAAGATACAGCGGCAGCTTGTTGAAGGATATTCTTTTGACAAAGAAGCCATGACATCGCTGGTTAACAGCATGTTTGGCTTCATCAATGGTATTGCTCGCCCTGAAGGCAAAGACACTGTAGCGGAGGAAAAAGTTGAACAAATCACTGAATGATTACCGCGATGAGATATTCAATAACGCGGAAAAGCACGGGTTTCATGAGCGCACAAACTTTGCTGAAAAGCTCATGTTAGTTGTTAGCGAGCTTGGTGAAGCTCTTGAAGCAGATCGTGACGATAGATATGTGAAGCCTGAAATATATGGCTATCAACTAACTGACATGCAGTTTAGAGAACGAGTACGTGGCTCAGTTGAAGAAGAGATCATCGATGCTATTATCAGATTGCTTGATATTTGTGGCATCTTAAAGATCGATGTTGACTGGCTTATTGAGGCAAAGATGAAGTATAATTCTTCACGTCCGCCACTACATGGGAGGAAATATGGCTGATTGTAATGGTTGCACACTTTTTGGCGGTATGCTTGTATCACAGACAAATGAGCAACTGTACTCAGGCATTGTAGATGCTCTTGAGAAGCAGCCATTATTGCAGAATGGTACACGTGAGATATTAAACTTTTATGCGCCATTTAACCCAAATCAACGATTAAGTAGATGCAAAGAAAGTTACTTGAAGGCTGAAATTGATTGGTATCGTACACACGATCTTTGTATTAGAGGTCATGATAAAATTGACGGTAACAAAATATGGGATGCTATAGCTACGGAAGATGGATATGTTAATTCTAACTATGGTTGGTGTATTTTTGATGAAGAGAATCATAAACAATATAAACATGCTGTAGATGCTTTACTTAAAGATCCACACACACGTCAATCATGTTGCATATATACACGACCTTCAATTCAAAAAGAATGGAATGATGGAATACATGCTGATCATGATTTCATTTGCACCTTTGCAACACATCATTTTATTCGCAATAACAAACTGGAATACATTGTGTATATGCGATCAAATGATGTTGAATTTGGTTTACCGTACGATCTTGCTTGGCATCAATATGTATATAAAAATATGTATAATGACTTAGTGATAGCAGGTGAGTTAAGTGAGACTCCAACATATAAGTATCTTGATGTTGGAAGCATACACTGGCATGCATCATCGTTACATAAGTACGAGAACAGATAATGGAAAAGCAAAGGTATGATTGGAAACAATGTGAATGGCTCGATGATAATCGTTGGTGCCATCAAACACAAGGTGAGTGTGTCTATCGAGCTTATGGTGACAAGCCATTTAACAGCGTTAAAGATTTACATTTATGCTTTCATTTCAAAAGGAAAGATTAATGGCAAGAGAAACTTTTATGATCGGACGTAAAGATTTGAAACGTATCCAAGAATTAATTGACGAGTATGATAATACAAAACGCTGGGTAGATTCTATTGCTAAAAAGAATTGGAGACGATCGTGTTTATTAAATGTACATTTTGAAAATACGTGTATAATGGCAATGTACTTGAAGCCTGAAACTATTGATGCACTTATGACAGATAAATTATCTAGAATAGAAAAACAGCTTAACGCATTAGGCTATTTAGTAGATATGGAGTAAGATAATGAGCATTGAATGTACTCAGGCATGTGTTGAATGTCCATACTTTGAAGAAACAGCTGATGGATGCTGTGAACAAGCATATTGCATACTTAACGATAACTATAGAGAAGGATATGTTCAAGGCTGGAAAGATAGAGCCGCTAATTTTAATAGACATAATTATGAAGAGTTATGAGAGTATATGTTAGACATATAGGCTGCAGTCCTGCAAATAATTATCATGCTTATTGCATACTTACTGAGAATGGTCATGCTGATATGATTTATGAACCAACATATACTAATGCTACGGAGATGGATATGCCAGATGAATTATGGACTGAAGGTAGTGGTTGGGTAGATCTCGAATGTAATTCTTGCCACACTAGATATAGAGAACGATGTAGACCCGGACAAGTAGTTGCATGTCCAGCATGTAGCGAACCAGAATTAATACCTGAGGAAGCAATCCTTGAGGACTCAAACCTACCTGATGAGGTATTTGAATGAGATTTCATGTATTAGGATTGCCACATACAGCAACTAATAAAGATTATTGTGGTTGTGCATTCACACAAAAGGTTCTTAATCTCTGTAAAATGCTTAAGATGTTAGATTATTATGTTATACACTATGGCAATGAAGGATCTATTGTTGAAGCAGATGAAGATGTAGTAATTTTACCTAAAGACAAAGTACTTGCACCAACAGATGCACTTAAATATCATGACCATGATTATATAATGTTTAGAAATATTGTAATTGGTGAAATAGCTAAGCGTAAACAGCCGAATGATTTTTTACTCTGCCCTTGGCCAGCACATAAAACAATAGCTGATGCTCATTCTGATCTTATTATTATAGAAAGTGGTATTGGTTATCCAAGTGGATATTTTGCACCATTCAAAGTATTTGAATCATATGCAATACTGCACGCTTATTATGGAATAGCAGCTGTTGAAAAAGCAAATAAACTAGAGTGGTATGCACGAGTGATACCTAATGCTTTTGATCCTGCTGATTTTGAGTATAATCCAAATAAAGCTGACTATTTACTTTTCTTAGGTATGCGACATGGCGGAATAGGTAAAGGCTATCATATAGCTTGTGATGTAGCTCGTGATGCTGGTGTTAGGTTATTGGTAGCAGGACCTGATATGCCGATTACGCCAATTGATACGCCTGATTATGTTGAATATGTTGGACTATTAGATGTAAAAGCACGTGCACAGTATCTAAGCAAAGCACGTGCTTTAATAGCACCAAGTTTGTTCTTGGAACCATTTTGTGGCGCGCAAGTTGAAGCTTTTATGTCTGGCACGCCAGTTATATCTACTGATTGGGGAGCGTTTGCTGAGTATAATATTCATGGTAAAACTGGGTTTAGATGCAATACTCATGGAGAATTTGTCAATGCAGTTGATAGAGTAGACACACTTGATCCATGGCGAATACGAGAATATTCACAAAAATTTACACTAGATTCAATCGCTATAGCGTATGACAATTATTTTAGTCAAGTGACGAAGTGTTTTGATGGAAGTGGCGGTTGGTATGCTTAGCTATGTTCCCAAAAACTATAGCTATTTGCTATTTGATAACTCCTTAAACCAAAAATCAATCATTTTAACATTAGTAGATTGGATACGTGCTACTTCGTTGCCATCATCATCAATAGCAACAAACTGAGGAAGACCAGTTATGTTATATTTAATTGGTGTTTCTTGATCTTCGTCACAGTCAATATGTATAGCATATCCAGGTACTGTATCTTCAATAGCATGACATGCAGTACACCATGGTGCTTTGAAAAATAATAATTGCATGTTTAAGCTGCCTCCTCGCCACGTAATTCTTTAATGAAATCAATCCAACGCTGCTCACCACCACTAGGATTTTCAACACGACCATCTGCACCAACCATACCAACTATCGGTGTATAGTAGCGTGGGCAATCTTTGCCAGTCCAATCATAATGCCGTTTAAGTTCTACATTAGGCAATAGTTTCAAGACTTCTTTTAATGAGTCTATAGTCTTTAATGAAAACATACCAGTAGTATTCATCGGTATAAGCTCTATTCCTATTGAGCTATAGTTACCTTTACTGCCACAATGCCATGCTACTTCGTGCTCAGGAATACACTGAAGCACTAGATCATCTTTAATTATGTAGTGTGCAGATGCTTCAACACCTTTTCCATCTGATCCTCTTAGCCACCAGTTCCTTACAATTTCAGGAGTCTGCCTTGGATAAGGACCAATCCAGTGTAATGTAATTGATGTAGGATTGTTAAGTGGCAAACCAGGCCGTGATATATGGTCCTTTGGCATGAAGTCTTGCTTTATTATCATGCTGTCAATACCTTTGTAGATCTGAACACAGTATCCTTGAATCTTTTTGAATAATCAATTGTCTCAGGTACACGTTGCTCAAAGATATAAAAACCAGGTTCATGCCACATAAATGCTTCAGTCATATATGTGTCACCACTACCACTATGTAATAGAATAACAACTGTACCACTTGTACTCGGTGCAGATGTAGGAAGATCATACGTATACTCATAAGGAGGATCGAGTGGTCGTACATAATTATCAAGAAGATTTGTAGGAGGAATAGCACTATTTGTTCCGCGATGCTCCCATAAACCAGCAGTTGTATCAGAAGCGGTACTGAGCCAGTATCTTATTCCACGCATTTGTATATCTGTTGGTACAGTAGGTGATACAAAAACATCAGTATACTTTAAGAATCCTGTAAAATCACTCCATGTATATGACACAGAGCCAGGTTCTATAATGTATATAATTCCCTGTTCTCCTGTTGCTGGTAAACTATCTACTCGTTGAACTATCATTTTATTCCTCCTTATACCTTCGTATACTCCAGCGTTATCTGATACGGCGCATCGGTTCTATTACCAGATGATTGCGAATGAAATTGAACCGGTCCACCCGTTGTAAAAAAGATAAAAGAGAATACATTATCTGGATACCATCGAGTTAATACCGCCACTTTTATCCCACCACCCATATCCCACCACCCCGAAATAGACAAAATATTCTGTATTACCCCCGCAGGAAAAAACGTAGCAGTAGGATTTCCTAAAGAATTAGCATCCTGCGTAGTAGCTCCAATAAATGTCCGTACATAAATCGTCCGCCCGTCAAGGTCTTTGCGCCCAGTGTCCTGCTCGTTGGTGGAGAGATCAAGCGGAGCTGCAATAAGCACCCAATCGCCTATCCATGCGCCGTTTTCATCTATAACACGACGATACATGCGGGGATTGGATTCCCCAACATCTACAGCCTGCGCCGTTGCAAAAACAACGCGTATCGGCGACGTATCAGTCCCTATAACCTGCAGCATGGCTGAATTGAGGCCGGAAGGACCGTCACCTGCACCAATCATGTTGCCTAGTCTGGCATTGAAACTTTGTAGCGAGTTATTATTTATATAATTAAGAATAGTAGTCCCAGATAAGTTTACTTGATCAGACACAAAGTGCACTGCATTACTGATCCAGTTAGTTTTTGCCCATGCAGACGCGCCTGCTGTATTTATATAAACTTGGCCTGTATTAAGATGTGTGGCTATACAATATTTATTCTGCCCCGTGTTACCATAGGGTATAATCTGAAGCATCACGTACCCACTAGGTATATTTGGAATGCCATCACTAATGACTGACGTGCCGAGGTTAGCTGCAAGGACCCAAGTGCCCCCATGCTGTTGGACGAAATTATACAGCGTGCCATACTGTGACGCTAAATTGGACCCTATTATTGCCGGCCGATGTTTCCTGAGAAACACATCATCTGGACTAAGCCCGCCTCCAAGCTCAACCCAATCGCCGACCCATGTTACTCCGTTTAATACGCGATGGTATATCTTACCTGAAGTAAGATCTGTTAGAAAAATCGTACTCGCACTACTGCTAGACGCCCCCAAATAGGTTACAGTAATTGAGCCTCCCGATGAAGGCAAACCCTCTGGAACATCAGACAATACCCCCGCGTTAGTAAAATTAGCAATACCTGACCGTTGACTATTTATACGAGCTGCCAGGAATCCTGCTAAAGTCCCAAAAGACCCAGGAGCTCCAGGAGGAAATGGAGGTGAAGCCTGCTCTACCCGTACAAAATCATTAGGATCGATAGTAGTTCCGCCCCCAGCAGCGTCTACTACCAGCACCCATTCAAGATGCGCAGGAGTTCCTGCTTTGTGGGTCGCAGACATCGTGAAAGGATTTAAGAACAAGCCCTGGTGGTTTGTGTTCCACATTGTAGGGGGAATGGTGTTACTTGACGGCTCAGATGGCTCTGAAGCATATGCCAATGTGAAACCGTCATCATTGCGGGGGCTGGCTACGTCATTTATCCAGCGGTAGTTTGTCGTGGGCCCGCCTGAAGGCCAATTGCTCCACGTCATAACGTAGTCACCAGATTCATGCAGGTACCAGTGTGTGTCGCCCATCGTGCCGCCGGACTGGGCTGTGCCCCACGGGTTGACATCCATATCCTGCCAGAATCCGTTAAGCACGTCTGCCACGTCTGTGTTGTCAGGAATCGTGACATTGAACCCGCTCGGATCTGGTGCTATCATCTTCCTGGTCCAGACCCCTGCGTTATTGATCCAAATGTCGTTTAACTTGCCTACTTCTTCATCAGGTGCCTCATCTGTGCTATCAAATACTTCTCTCTGCTGGCCTATACGTATCAGCGCATCGTTGATGGCGAGGGCGAAGTTGCTGTACCCTCCCTCTATCTGCCCAATGGAGCCGATCGTCTCTTTTAAGATGCGCGTATTGAAAAGCATGTGGGATTCAAGGTTCGTGGGGGCCTGTAGGTTCTCATATGACCTAACGTACCATTTGACCTTGCCCGCCGCATTAAGATCGAGGTTGTCCTCCGTGCCGGAGAATCTGGTTATGGGGAAATATACTTCGTGGAAAATAGAGCTGCCGTTTGCAAGGTCTACTACATCTCCTCCACCGTAGTCACAATACACGTGTGATCCATCTATATGGAAGGTCATCATAAGATTGCCGCCGAATGGGGCGTCAGCAAACTCTATCGTTACATCGCCCGTGACCGGCCCCCTGATGACTATGTGCCACGTGTCGTGGCGAGGAGATCCCATTTCATAAGTCTGTGGAGTAATGTCAACGTCGACCATAGCCTGATCCCAGATAGCTATATCAAGCTCGTCGATAGCATCCTGCACGTTGTCCGCATCGAGTTTGCTTACGCTGTTATCGTACGCTACGTCTATTGCATCGGATGCTCCTCCGCCCGATGAGGGCGGCACGCGGAGCTTTCCGTCTCCTCCCATTACCAGGGCATTCGGCGTCTGTGAAGATATAGCGTGTAAGGGATTGACTGCCAGAGCATCTGTGCCCAATACCGGATCAGGAAATACGGTTAATATGTTGTTCGGAAAAGTTGCTACTGGGGGCAGGCCTCCTCCTGCGCTAGGCGGCACGAGCAATAATCCGTCAGTGCCCGTTTCCAAAGCGTTAGGCGTATCTCCGGATATAAGATCGGCAGGGTCGATCGGCCCGCCGGGACCCGGACCTCCGGAACCAGGAATATGCCATCCTGTAGGACCTAGTATAAACTCTTTTCCAGTATCAAGAGCTCTAGCCATAGATCCTATACCTACTTGATTTATTGTAGGCAGTAAAGGTAGATCACTCTCGTAGTCCATCTCGTAAAATTTGGACATTCCACTGGATCTGAATAATACTTCACGTGTGAGTCTTACAGCCATTATTTTTCTCCTATTGCTTTGTTGATTAATTTTTCAGGCACTTTAATCAATGCAGTATGCCCAAATTGCAATATAGCAATACCCAAAGTAAATAAATTAAACCAAGTAGTATAAACTGGTTTAGCAAACAACTGCATAGATGCACATATACTTAGAGTGATAAGACCTATTATAGCATATGTTTTCCGATATTTGCACTTTATAAAGTTTTTTAGCCATTCGACTATCCCTAGTGTAGATAGCGCTATAATTATTACATGTGTGATTAGTTTGGTCGGTTCGATATCCATTAATTCTTTCATACTGTTGTAGGTTCTCCTTCAATTGGTGGTTGTTCTTCATTTACAGGTTGTTGTGAAGCTAGTTGTACCAGATTCTGAAACCATCTAGCAAACACAGAACCTATACGTTCTGCAACTTCAGGTTTTTCCTGTACTTCAGAGCTTATATGACGAAGTATTATTTCATTTTGTTCTTGCTTAGTCACGATAGTTTTTCCTCTATTTTACTTAGTACTGTACGCACATGCTCCAACGATATTTGCATTTCAAGTACTTGTTTTTCAATTACAGTTATTTTTTCTATAAATACACGCTGCTCTTCAGTAAACTGATCACGTATACGCTCTACTTTTGCACCAAGATTATTTATATCTTTCGCTTGCTTTTCAAGATCATTTGTGTGTTTAGCATTATCCCATTTAAGACGATTAAAAAATGAAACAATAGTGATAATTACACCAATCAGAGAGCATAACGACAATATAACAGATATATCAAAATGCATGGTAAAATCTCCTCCTTTTAATTATTCGTTCCCATTATTATCAGTGTTGTCGTTAAACTGGCTGCAAGAATCCCTGAAATAACTTTCCAAAATGTCAACTTCCGCTTCAAGCTCTTGTAATAAATCGCCTGATCGTCTATCAGATTGCCGAATAGCTCCAATTGCAGCTTCAGTTCTTTCAATTCGAGCTCTCTCTGCTGTAATTCTTTCAGCCTCTCTTCTAGTTCGATCTTCCTCTCGCTGTTGGTATTCTCTAATTCGAGCAAGTAACTCTCTTTGCTGCTCTGTATTTCTTTCAACTCGGTCACTATCTGTTGAATTCGCTCGACCGATGAAATAGGATGTAACACTGCTTGCGCAAATAATGAGCACGATACCAAGGATAATAGCAATAAAATGCTTATTAATTTTTTCCACATAGATACCCTCACTGATACAAGTGATGTTTAGTTTTTGGAGCAGTTGCATTGACAACTTCTGCCTCTTTAAGATAACTATCATTAGGTGCAATTACTGTATGCTCCATTCTTTCTTTCATAGCAGGATGCCATAACAAATCAAGAACAGACGTAAGCATGTGAATCTTTTCTAGATCCTTCCAGCTCACTTGACGCATATCCTCAATTTCTTTATCAAGCTGCTCCAATAAGTGTTGGTCAAGTTCTTTATACGTCATGTTTCTTTTCCTTCTTTTTATACTTTTCATGTAAACAGTCGTCATAGACATGCAAATCATGAGCCATCCACTGAACTTCTTCACCGCGCTTTAGGAAACGGCGTGCTTTTTCTTTTTGTTTATATAGATATTTTAACATGCATTTTACAATACACGATTGATAGCCAGTTAATTTAACCAATTCAACATTAGCCATAGCGACCTGCTTTGTAGCATCACACAATGTTGAATACCACTTCTGAGCGTGGTCCTTAATTGAAGCAGGACTGTAAGCTGGATAGGGATCATGGGTAAGTGGAGCAATGAGCTCATGATTATCAAACATTTCATTCTTAAGAAGTATTTCCAAATGATTAAATTTGCACATGAAATATCGATGCATCCGCTTCATGCCATTATAGCCCCATGACTGGCATAAAACTGAAGCATTTGAGAGTGCTTGCTGCATCGCGCAAGCAGTTTTAAGTATTACATTGTATTGTTCGTTCATCTATTCTCCTTTCAACTTCTAATCGATCTAGATTAGCTTTTAGTATCTGTTTACTAACCTCCAGGATTTCTAAATTAACCTGGAGGTTAGCAACAGTGGCAAACAACGTCAATTGTGCTACATCTTGATCATCAATCACGGAATACGGGCAACGCCTGCAAATGCAATAAATACAGGAACGGCTGCTGCAGTTGTTCCAATAACACTACTAGCCGTAAAAAGCATTCGTATAATGCTATAGCGTTTAACCCTTTCACTAAGCACATGTCTGGCTCGTCTATCACTAAGTACAATAGTATCAGTGATGCCAGCAACTGTAACAGAAACAATCTCACTTCCAGTTAGTCCATCAGGCAGTGCGATACCAGGAAATAACTGGAGATCGTATATCTCACCATCATTAAGAGTAGCAGCAGAAACTGCTATAGTAAGGGACGTACCCGGTACAGCAGTAATGCCAGTAATCTCAAGCAAGTTTATCTTGCGCCTTGTCCTACTCATAATGCTTTCTCCTTAGATGAAAGATTCGAATCTGCGGTCGTCACAACCACAAGTCGGTGCATACCGTATTGGCTGGTCATAAGCCATTACAGGACGAACGAAATGCGGAGCACAGCCATTCCCATAACCACCATGGCCATATCCTTCGTTACGAAGCTCTTCTCTGACTAATCTCGCCGTCTTCAAACAGTTTTTATCCGCTTCAAGCTCAGCTATCTTAGCAGCCTGGGCTGCAATGGTCTGATCTTTTACCAGCGTAGCTTCAAAGGCTCTGGTGAGTTCGCCCTGCTGCTTTACTTCGCAGCCGACGTCTTTGATATTCTGATTTGTGGTGCAGCAACACTGCTCGTTCTGCAATCGTGAAGCCCAAGAACTGTTAAGGGTTTCTTTCTGAAGGTCCCAATTGTTCCTGTTCAACGCTCCAAACTCAGCGTCATGCCGTTTATAGACGTCATCTCCGCGTCCATAACCGCCATCGCCGCCAAATCCATCGCGACCACGGAAAAGGAATAGAAATGCAAACATCATTAACATCCACATTGCTCCGCCTCCACTATTATCACCCCAGCCACCTGTCGTCATAATCCGATCCGGTGTTTCTACAACTGCCATAATAAGTTTCCTACCTTATTATTTTGAATATGTAAAGCTCTTTGAGCTAAACGCCAAATTGTTTTCGCATTGAGTCTAAATCTAAACCTGCATCCTGAAACATTTTACGAAGTTCTTGCTCTGCATTAGGCTTTTGACATTGTTCTTGTGCCCACTTAAATGCTTCAGTCATTCGTGGATTTCCCATCATACCTAACATATTTTGTGGATTCATTCCACCTTGAAACATTTGCATCATGGAGCCAAATTCATTTAAGTTCATGTCTATTCCTTTGTTATGGGTTGTTAGGACTAGGGAGAAATTCTCCGTATATTGCAATAATTGTTCGTAAATTATTAGACTGAGAACCTACTACAAAAACTTTATCTTTAATACTAGATATATTATACACCCATGTAGCCATGATTGACGTGTCTATAGTTAATACAGAAAATGAATCGTCTAATGAATTATATATTATCAAAAAATTACCTTGTACACCACCGTAACCTATAACTACTTTATTACCTATAGTTGACATACTGTTCGAATATCCCCATGAAGCGTTTAACGGTAAAGGACCAATTTCAACTACGGAGTCGTTTAAAGAATTATAAACAGCGATAGTGTTACCGAGACCACTACCAGCACCAACAACACCTCTACCTATTACTAGTTTATTATTTACAAGACTAGTAGCTCCATATTCTCCCCAATTACCGGTAGATGATAAAGGATTAATCATGTATGCACTATTAGTATATGAATTATATGCAATAAGTTTTGTAGCAGAAATTGTTCGAGCTATATATAGTATTTTATTAGACACACGAACTGCAATAGGCGTAGAATTAATACCTGATTGATCACCAGTTATATCAATGTCTACCGCATAAGGTATCCCTGTGCCGACATTACAACGAGTTAATTTATAGCCTACTGAGTATGAGATATATGCTAAAAATATAACTCTATCGTTAAACACTATAGGCTTTGGATCACTACGAGAAGCTTCTTCAGTGGTATCACCTTCAGATTTAATCATTGTATTTGTGATAGAATTATACATAACGACATTAGTACCATTATTACCTGCAAAAAAAGCAAATCTATTTTGTAGCACACCTATACCTGAAATACTTGTCCAAAAAATACCTAGTGTAGAAAGATCAAATTCAGACACAGAGTCAGTTATAGAATCATAGACTGCTATTTTTGTAGCTCCTGATGTGAAAATAACTTTACTACCAACTGTAGCTATAGAAATTCGACCTTGATTACTATATCCCCAAGTAAGATCAGATAATGAGCCTATTTCATACGCTGTATTTGTATTATAGTCATATACCGCTATTGATGTAGATGCTATAGAGCCCGGTCCAAAAATAACTTTATTGTTTATTATTACTCCATTAGACCAAGTTTTATTAGATGGTAACTGTAATGTTGTCACAGACATAGACGATATATCTAGTACTAAAATTATTTGACTAGCATTGTACGTTGCTGCACGATACACTATTCTGTCATTAATTGTAGCTATATACGAAGGACTATTAGGAATAATACTAGTAATATCAGATAATATGTCTGTGTTTATATCGTATATATACCGTTTGGAATCTATAATAAATACTATTTTATCTTGTACAATAGTCACATTAAAAGGATTAGTTACCATATTACCTGTAGAGATATCTCGTATTAATTCTTTTGCAAATTTTGCTACATCTATTTTATTACTTGTTATTGTAGCAGATGCACCATTTTGTCCGTCTTGAGTTAAAATATCCCATGATGATCCATTCCATATATAAGACCTACGGTCATTAAAATTATAATAAGCCCAATTGACTTGTGGACTTAACGGATGACTTCCTAATTGACCACGCCATGATATAGATATACCGTTAACTCCATTTTGACCATCTTGAGATAAAACATTCCACTGAGATCCATCCCATATATAAGATATTCTATTGTTGTAGTTATAGTAAGCCCAATTTAATTGAGGGCTGGATGGATGACTGGCTAGTTCACCTTTCCACTCAATAGACGCACCATCAATACCATGCAACATGCCAGTCGACACCCAATCATTATGGTTTTCTGACCAGATAAATAATTCACCATTGACTAAATAATTATCGCCCTTGTCTCCAATTGGGTGAGCGTCTCTTAATTCTTGTTCAGTGTCAAAAGAATCAAGTATATGTAAACCATCACCCTGATCACCCTTATCACCCTGATCACCTTTTTGTGCTAATAAATCCCAATTAGAACCATTCCAAATATATGAATTGCCAGCTACTTCGTTATGATACGCGTCATTTAATTGAGGATTAATAGGATGTTGAGTAAAAGTACCAAGCCAATTAACTGAACTACCATTTTCACCATTTACACCAGATACTCCTTGAATGCCTTGTTTTCCACGTATATTGGTCTCATAAGTAACAGCTATATTCATTTGTCCAGGTATAGACGATTCACCAATTCTGACTACTTTGAATATATCGCCTATTTTACCGACATATGACTGACCTATAACGCCTTCAACTGAGCCTTGAAAACCGACAGTAATGTCATCAACACCAACCAATAAAAAGTGATTTTCAAAAATAGGTGCATCTTCAGATATTCGATATGTATTTTCATTGATATTGTGAATAGACACTTCTTCAGGTAAAATACCCATATGACCATGATATGACACAATTAATGGGACAAGACTTTCAACTAAAAGCAGGGTCCCACGATCATATCGTGTACCAGGATGATCGCCAACAAGTATACGAGGAGCTGTAACAAGCAAAAATTGACCGACAATTGCTCCTTCAGGGGCATTTTCAGTGTCTACATTAATAGGTATTATTCTTAATCCATCTACCCCATTTCGTCCGTCTTCACCATCACGACCACGGAGTGCTTGCATACCAGGACCATATTGATCTGGTGCATTATGTCTTGTAAAAGTACTCATCACACTCTCCGTTTATTAAAGTAACAGAGCTCTTTGCTCCAGTATTCAATACGTGTTTGAAGTGCATTAACAACTCCCACACATTTATAATCATCTGTTTTGTTATTTAATGAATTAAATATAATAAGCGCAGCTTCAAGATAAGTTTCTATGCGTGTGTTTATTTCCTGCACAGCCCACTGTTTATCAATTCCATCAGAACACTCAATTGATTGCCAACTAATACGAACTGCTGAGCCATTTGGATTCATTATGGTGGCGTCGTCAAACATTAATGCAGCTTCTGCCCATGAATCATAGTCATCTGCAGCTTGCTCATAATATGTCTTTAAGACATCCTTATGCATGCTATCAAATTCTGCACCATGAAAACAAAGATGCATTAAATGAAAATCTCCACTAACGCAGTTTGCTATATCAGCGAGATTTAGCAATGCTTCACCAATCATTCATCGACAACCTGTTGCCTGGTAGTTTCAGTATCAACCTTAAGTGGTGAGACTAAGTGTTCAGATACTGTTTTACCAAGCAGCTGCTCAACTACAGATTTATCAAGAGCTCCAATAAGATAAAGATCAGTCATAACAGCTTCGTATACTGGATCCCTTCGAAGCGATCGCATTCTGCGATTATTAAGGCTACTAATACCAGGCATAATAATCTCCTTAGAAGTTTGGATCTGCCAATTCTTCTTCTGTTGGCATTGTTCCTGAAGGAGTGTGGTCCAACAAGAACTTATATAATTGCTTCGATGAAGCAGTTTTATACATACTCATAAACTTAGCTTGATTAGCAGTAGACATAAAACCAACAAAATCTTTTAAGTCTTCTTTATAATCAGCTGTTTCAGCAGTACCACGCTCAGCAGCTTCTACCGCTTGCTCATATGCCTCACCGGCACGTGTACGTGTAGTGCCTTTAGGTTCATAAGAACCTTCTATCTGATATTCATAACGATAACGTCCACCACTTCGTTGGCCACGTATTCGTATAATATCCCAAAAACGCATTCCAAGTACATGTCGTTGTTGACCATCAACTGCGCTTATTGCAGTTTGCTTTGTGGTAGCAAGATATGCTAACTCAGAATAAACTTCCTTTGGTACTCTGAAGAATACCACAATAGCACCATCAGTCTCAAACTCAACCCATAATAATTGATACGTAGGTGAGTATATCATCTCAACGATATGGCCAACACCATCAATTCGTTGTGTTGCTTTCTCCCACGCTTTATCTATATATTGTCCAATTTCTGAAGTAGGATCAGCAGGAGGAGAAGCATAGTGCCCGATGAAATCTTCAAAATCTGCATCGGGCACCTCAACAACACGCCCATTATATAACTTAACTTGTTTAGTTTTCGGCTTCTTCGGAGCCTTGTCCCAGTCCTGTTTATGACGATACCCGGAACTGAGTGACCATTCCATACCCTGCTGTTGCATTGTACGTTTGGTCGCACGTCTAAAACCTTCTTGCCAAGGAGCAGGCCCCGCTGAAGCCTTAGCCATGATTTATACCACAGCTACAGCGATACTTACCACATTTGCGATAGGTATAATTGTCCCAGCACCAAGCTGACCACCACCTCCAATTGCAGCATTAAGCCGAATTGACTGAGGTTTTGTACGATCATTCTGCGGAGCGATATCAATACTGCGAATATTCACAGCAGTAATATTATCCGTTGGTGCTGTACCACCCACAGGAGTGTAAACAACTGTAAACATATGTCACACTCCTTATACGGTGGCAATATCAGTGATGGGTTCCCGCAGCTTCACAACAGTGTAAGTATACGGATACTCAGTAAAGAGTGCACCCATTTCCTGAAGAGCCACAGGCGTACTATTCCTCGGATGGCGAATGTTGTTACCGTAATTGAATGAACCAAGTTTACCATCGTTCATAGACGGTGTACCGAATATAATCCGGTTACCGAGATCCATTTTGGTCATAAGCTCATCCGGGATAGCGATGTCTTCCACACGTTTAGGCGGTGTTTTGGCCCACAATTCCTGGATATACTCGTCAATCTGGAATGTGGCATTGTCCCAACAGTTGTAAGCCATATCGTCCTTCGGGCCGATGATGATGACGTCAGTCGGCATGTTGAGGTCTTCAACAACCTCTTTGACCACCTGGTTACCGATCTGGTAGTCAGTGGTTTTGGTACCACGCTGCCATACGATCGGGCCCTGGACAAAGTTGTCTCTGAGCACACGCACTTGGTCACCTTCCTCATAGCCCATCTGAATACGGGTCACAGGGTTCATCCACACACCAATCTCAGCATAGGGCACAGTTGCTTTCGTCAAGAAAGCACCGCGCATAATAGCGTCGATGATGTTTTCTCCAACCTGCTGGAGCACAAAACCACCAGCCTGTTCAGTTGCATAAAGCAGCCGGTTAGGTTGGTCACGGAATGGGAGATTAATTCCAAGGCGGGTCTCAGGCGAAGCAGGATCGGTGTACCATGGGAAGAGGTCAGCAAGACCTTCCATAGAACCAACAACTGCTCCTGCAGGAGAGTTAGCTCCAGGTGCTCCAGCCGCTGTATAGGATGTGTAAGCACCAGTGCCGGTGAATCTGTCATAAGTACCCTGGAAAGGACCGGACGCAACAGTCAATGCACCAAAGTTCCAGAAAGTCCGGAACGGATCACCACCGCCCACAACTTCACGGTTACCTTGAACTTCCAAGAACTGTCCATTCTGCCATGAGCTTACTTCAGTACCACAAGGCAGCAGTGAAAGTAAACCTGGCTGATTGTCCAGAATCATGTAAAGCTCAGCAACATTCGCTGCACCCCAAGGCATGGCTTCAGTCGTTTTAATGAGCATACGCCCACGCTTAAAGTTGCTTTGGAATACATTAATGGGAACCTTGATCGTGAATGGTGTGTTGGTAGTCGGCGTAAACACGTTAGGCTGCGGATTATACGCAGCTGCAATAGTCGGCGCCGTAATAATCGAGCGAATCTGATGCAAAACGCCATATTGCCCATGAATGGCGAAGTTTTTGAAAAGAGATGCAACATTGGTGCGGAGCGAGTGCATCCTAGTTGCATAGTCATTCTCAAAGGCAGCCTGCTTTTCTTTGGTTTCGAGGTTGAGCATCATATCAACATCAAAGCCGTCGGCAACCGTACCATAAGTAGCACGGTAGATTCCGTAGTCAAGTTGACCAGGTCGATTCAACCCAACATTCTCACGGAATACCTGGCTGTTCAAGGTACCACCAGTATTGGTGACAGCCAAGAGCATCCTGTATTCAAACTTGTCATTAAACTTCCATTCGCGCTTTTTGGCTCGAATCAGCCTAACGACATCCGACTGGCATGGGAATAACCCATTTATCAGGTACTCAAGAATGAAGACCTGTTTGGTTAATCCAACCAGCTGATCTTGTGAAATAGGCATAATCTATTTCCTCCTATCAAAACTTTAAGCTGCCGATTAACTTCGCCAGCGCGCTGCCACTATTAACACTTCGAAGTTGCTCATTTGAAGCACCTTCAAGTCCTAAATCTCGTCTATTCTCATTTGACATATCACCCATAATGTCTTCACCAGCATTTAATCGTTTAAGAAAACCTGCACGTTGATCCGGTCTCATAGCTTGTATAGCCTTAAACAAAGTTTCCTCTTCATCAGGATCAATGGAATCAGTTGTTACGACTGCAACTTCAGGTTTATTGTCTAAATCTATACCTGCATCTGCTGCGTAGCTTCTATCAATCTCAGAACGATCCATATCATCATCATCATCTAACTCAAATCCAACTGAATTAAGTGCAGCTTGAAGTAAGTTATCATCCACATCAGGATCATCCTTCCAATTTTGGAGAATGTATCCATCTGTAGGATCGCGCTCAATTGGTATTTTCATGTTAGCCATAAGCATTTCAAGGACTTTTTCAGCATCCTGCATCTCAGAGCCTTTATTTACAAAATCATAGACATCTGAGAGTTTATATTTTCCTGCCATTACTTTACTCCTATCAAAACTTTAAGCTGCCAATTAACTTTGCCAGCGCGTTGTCAGATTGTTTTCTATTATATATATCAGCTTTAGAATTTGGAGCAACACCTTCAGGAGTAGTATTAAATCTAGCTAAGAAAGCTCTTTGTTGTTCAGGGGTCATTGCCTGCACAGCTTCGAACAAGGTTTCTTCTTCATCAGGTTCAATGGTATCAGTTGTCACGACTGCAACTTCAGGCTCATCTTCTTCAAGAATATCGCCTGCAAAGTCTTTGAATGTCTGTTCATCACCATCAGCATACTTTTGAAGAAAAGCTTCGAGAGCTCCACGATCAGCTGAAGATATATCGAAGTTTGGATTGCCGCCACCAGGACCCATTTCATTAAGAAGTGTAAACACAACTCCAGGATCCTGCTCTGTGAGCTGAGCAATCATTTTTTGAATATCAAAGCCTTCATCACCAGCACCAGGTTCACCTTCGATACCTGACCAAGCAATATCAATATCAGGAAGTCTGTATTTCTTTGCCATTATACTTTACTCCCCACAGCATTAAGCAGGTGGGCGGGAGGTTTCCAGCCCGACGCCGGCTTAGGTGCAAGTGGTTTAACAGTAAGGATTCTTTTAACCCGCGAATCAGAAGGAGGATTTACAGGAGGTATTGCTTCAGGCGGAGGCATTTCGCCTGCCATCGGCATACCAGGTCCAGGAACTTCAGGTGGAGGTGCACCAGCTCCTAAATCAGGACCAGCAGCACCAAGATCTGCGGGCGGGGCTCCCATATCAGGAGGCGGTAAACCTGCGTCAGGCGGCAGCGCTCCAGCATCCATGGGAGGTGTACCTTCAGGCGGCATATCTAGAACGCCGTCACCTGGTTCACCACCAGTAGCTGCAGCTACACTCTCCTGTATATCCTGTACTTGATCGATTAAAGCATTAACTGTGTCACGATCAGATTTGATCTTGTCGAGAACTACTGTAGCTTCTTGTCGTATATCATCAAGAATTTCCTGAACTACACGATCAGCACCAACAGCAGCTGAAGGTACTCCACGACGAGTCATTTCACCAAGTATGGCCATACCAATACCTTCATCACCTGAAAACATCGTGCCATATTTATCCATGAATCCTCGTTGCTCATCAGCCATAGCACGCCTAGCACCTTCATCTTCCATTGCCAATATACGTGCTTCAAGCTCGCCCATGTCCATAATAGACCTCCAACTTTATATTAACATTATACCACGAAAAATCGTAGATATGAATATACTATTTTTTATCAATATCGCATCGATTGTATTAACTGCACTAAGTTAGCATACTGCTTATTTGGATTATGCGCCTTACCAAACTTAGAACCTTTTTTAGGTTTTTCAGTATTCTTAAGTCGAGTCATAACCGCTCCAACAACCGCTGTTAAGTCGTCACCTTCTAATCCCTCAGCAGTGGCTAATGATTCAAGCTGCTGTTGTATATTTTTAGTATCTTTGTATCCTTCAATTGCTTTGAGTAATTTATTCTCAATGGATTTAAGTTGCATAGAGGATTTATCCACTATAACCAGTCCCCTATACTAGGTCCATTGACATTATCAATACGACCCCATGCACTCTTATCACGTGCACAGAATGCTTCAAAAGCATACTTTGCTTCGGTAAGTTCTTTGCTTACTCCCATCATCGAAGACTCATTAAAAGCAGCAAACTTATCAGCCAAACGGGCAACAAGATACCGATACATTTCAGGACAGGGATATACAAGTACTGTGTCAGGAGTCCATCCAAGCTCTTTGATTCTATATCGTCTTTCTTTTTCATCCTTGTCATTGTGGTCACGTACTATCACTCCTAAACCAGTTTTATCATTATATTTACAACGTATGTATTCTACATTTGAATCACGTCCTTCAAATTCAAATGGATTATATTCGATGAAATCTCTATTCTTCATTACGTCACGATAAAAACCAGATAAAAATTTTTCAGTTAATTCATGTTTATATGTTACAAATACATAAGGATAATCACAAATAACTCGATATATTTCATAACCTTCTTTTTCAATAGCTCTACGTAAATCAAAACTATCAAGAACAGCTCTACTTTTATGACGAAATACTAAACTATCATTCGCTCTGTCTAACCAATACAGATTAAAATCACTTACTTCATCGTCTGATAGTGGCTTAACTTCATCTTCATAAAGTTTAGGATCACGATTATTCATTGGAAAGAAAAGCATTGGAGCAATTGGCACATAATTAAGCCATACAGTACGACTTGTAGCATCAGGGCAATACAAATCAAAACCTGATATGTGATAAGTAGATCGTGATCTCATGTCATTCATACCTGAAGCACGAAATACGTCACGATTAAAACCAATTGGATCTTGTGCGCCATACACTCTAATTGTATTTTTAACAAATGGAGGCAACTTAGTCATTGCAGTATTAAGTCGTACTGTAGTACTAAAGTATCCATCATCAATCATAGCAATACGATTATATAAATCAGACCATGTATAATTAAGATAGTTAAGCATGTCTGACCAGGAATATGAATTGAGAGCTTTAGTTTGTGCAAGACGCATTGCATCTTCAAGAGCGTCAGATGCAAATGATTTAAGCTCTACTTGTAACATTAATTCTTACCTCGTAAATTATCAAGAGCTCTCTGCATAGCCGGAACAGCTTCACGTAATTGTATTGCAGCTGCATTTGTACCTTCTCCGACTAGTGTTCCAATATCTTGTATCATTGACTGTAATTGATTAGCCATAATTTCTTCTTCAGAAAGACCAGCAGCTTCATCATCGCGATAACGACGAGCCTGAGCCCTATACCAAGCAGCATTCATAGGAGATGGTATATCACCAGCACCAAATAAATTAGATATAGGAACAGCGAGTGTAGGATATCGCCCTATTAAACGATTTAACAAGTGTGCTTGCTGTGTAGGTATACCAATACGACTTAAATGCAACTCAAATGCTAAATTAGCACGTTGAATCATTGCATCGCGTATAGCTTTACTATAACCCATCTGATAATCAAACATTTCCATGTGCTGTCGCACTTGTTCTTCATTTAACTTTCTAACAGTACGAAGATATTCTTCGTACTGAGCTCGTTGTTGTTCTATAGTTTGTATATCTAAAGCAGTTGCTTGTCTACCTATATCTCTACCACGTACAGCTCTTTCATAGTCACGCATACGTTCCATCTGTCTCATTTCTTCTGTTTCAAATGGCATGCGATATAAACTACCATATTGTACTTGTTCACCAACAACACCTTGTCCACGTAGACCACCACGTAATGTTGAACCAGTACGTGGTGATATAAAATATTGATTATTAAGAGCATCAGCTAAACGTGATAGACGTAAAGTTTCTTCTCGTGACTTCGCGTTTATATTTGTGTAGCGATTACCACCAGGTAAGTAGTCACTCATTAAAAAGTTAGGATCATTCTGTATATTACGCATCATCTGATCATGAAACGCTCTATATTGATCCCAATTCTCAGGTGTATTAACTGCATTAGGATCAATACCTGTGGGTTTAGCAATAGGTGGAGTATACTCAGGTAAACGTTGATCATAAGTCTGTGGCTGTAAAGCACTAGTCTCATCTTCTACATTTGCTGTGCGTGTAGGAGGAGACATAAAATCAGCTATTTTTTGCATTAATTCTTCTTGAGTCATCTATTTACTCCAGTATCATTAAGCCAACGACTGTTTTCCCAAGCATATTTCTGTATTGCTTTTTTTGTTTCAGCGTTTATACCACCTAAATAATCAGCTTGTTGTTGTAGCCATTCTGGTTGCTGTGGTTTTTTAAGCTCATTAAACATATGCAGTATACGAATATAGTGATCTGCTGCGTCAGTAGGAGTGATTTTACCACTGCGTATATCTGTATGTCTTTGTGTACGCTCTTCTTCTTGTACATGTTTAACTCTAGCTTCAGTTTCTTTATCAGTCTGCTCTTTTTTAAGCTCATTTATTTTAGTATTTGTATACGCTAATGCTTCAGCAAGAGCCTGTGCATTTCGTGTCCAGTTAGCGTTAACACCGGCTAATACTCTACTTGCAGTTGTCGCATCATAATTCACGTGTGGATTACCAGCAACCATAGATCCACCAGTAGTTATTGCACGACTTAGTAGTTGAACTGCACCATAAGCTACACCTGATGGAGTAGCTGGTGTATCTGTTCCTATTATATTTTTTCGTGCTTCAGCACGTAATTCGTTAGATAATTCTTGTTTATTCCTTTGGAGACGTTCCATACTAGTCATTGCGTCAATTACACGTTTATTTCTCTCACCGGCCATTTTTTATCTCCTGAACTTCACGTGCAAGATCCGCTATAGCACCAGCATTCATAAGTGCAAGACGTCCTGTATCTACAGTTTTATATCCTGATTTCGGATCCTCAACTACTGTAGCAGGATTTACCTTCTCAAGATCTTGTGCCATAGGACCAATATGTCTTTTTTGTGTATCTATATTAGGATCAACTTTCTTAGCCTCATCATTGTATGTATACTCATAATTATGTACATGCTCAGCGTATCGTCGTAAAACATCATCGCTCCACAAATCACCATCACGTTCAAAATTAGTATTACTGTCCATGTTACCAGCAACACGAGAAAGTACCTCAGCTTCACGAGTATTGAACGGTGCACCAAAAGCATATACTGCTTCTGCTAAAGATCTTAAATCACCTACAGATTCATAGATCTGATCACGCTCTTCATTGCTTAAAGAGTCGCCATATTCATGAAGAATCATTGCAGCAATCTGAGCTTCATCTATCATCTAGTCCTACCTTGAGTACGAATCATTTGTTCATAAAGTCTTTTTGTAGAGGGATCAGCGCCGATAGTCTGTATTTCTTGTAACTCACGCAGTGTACGATCATGCATAACATTGCGTAAATTCATAAGACGTAATGCATTTGAAAAATCATTAATAGATGATCCAGCGGCATTTCCAAGAGCTGATACACCAATTCCAGCAGCTTGACCTAATCCAGATGACATATCAGCTACTACATCAAGAGGAGTAGCACCATATTGCTCACGAACACGCGGTGCAGATCTCAGTGCACCCGGTACATTTCCAAGCGCAGCTAAACCGGCTCCAGCAGCTGTCGAGGCACCTTGTACACCACGGCCTAAAGTACCCATAGCAAATGGCAATATAAATTGACCAGCAGTCCCAGCAGTTGAGACTCCTTGTCCTAATAAATTAAGGGCGTTTGACGCAAGTGTAGGATTTAATTTTGTTGATTCTGGAATTGCTGCAATGCGTAAAGCTGCTGGAAGCATCTGGCCAGCTTTATGTGTTATAATAGCACTAGCAGGAAGACCAGCTTTGTTGATCAGTTGAGGTGCAGCTTTTGCTGTAAGTTTAGCTACAACCATACCTGTAGGAACTCGAGTCAATGCAGCAACAGCAGGTGTGACAGTTTTAGTCATAGCACCTTTAGCAAGTGCAGGCAATGCTTTTGCACCTATTAACTTCATTAAATAAGGAAGTAGTAAACCTGCACCTATCTTTGCAGCAATGACAGGCAATGCCATACTAAAATCTCCTACTTATAACTTTAATTATATTTTTGACACGTGTATCTGATTGTGGTTGTGTTCCAGCTTCTGTTCGTGTTTCAGCCTCATTGAACTGAAGTGCACCTTCAATATTGCCCTGTGTAAATCTAGGATCTTGACCTGGTCGTGATTGAGACGTTGCAATTAGATTGTTTGGATATTTTGCATTCCATTCTTTAACCGCATTGTCCCACTCATCGATTCCAACTTTAGCATCTTGTTGCATTATAGCTGCAATGAGTTTTGGACGTAATGCATCTTGGTCAGCTTGTGACTCAGGTGGTGCACCTTCAAAAGCTTTATCTATACGTCTTACAGCTTGTGTTTGATCCGCTGGTGTCTCAGTTGTTGGTGCTTTAGCACCTTGTTGTTGTCCACTACTAACACTATCTGCACCTGGATTAGTGTTTAATGCTGCAGCGCGTCGTGCAGCGTTAGCTTGTGCACGTTGTCGTTCAATACGATTAATTTCATCAGCTGTTTGTGCACCAGTAATACCAGCAAGTGCTGCAGATTCTGCACCTTCTTGTGACGCAATACCACGCTCATGCTGTGTATCAGCGCGTCCCATATGTACATCATATCGCTGTGTAGGATCAATAATTCTCTGATTTGCTAATACAGCTGCACCACCACCTGCAGCTGCAGATGTTTGTGCCATTCCCTGATTAAATTGTGCAGCTGCTGAAGCTGCAGCATCCTTGTCACCTTCAACACGCTGATCACGACTAGCTATCTGATAACCACGTTGTGCATCTCTTTGCGCTCTGGCTTGTATTTCTTCTCTGTTTAATCTTGCTTTCTCACGTTCAGCAGCTGCAAATGCTGAATCACCCTTCTGCACACCACCAAGTAGATTTTCAGGTGTAATGCCTGCAGCAACAGTATTTATGCCACTGCGAAGGTTTGTATTATTTGGTTGTCTTGTATTAGCACGTTGGACCCAAGTTGAGCCATTCCATATCCACTCCTTATTAGGAGACATCTGTTGTACTTTCGTACCTGGTTCTATGGGCATTAGTTCAGCCATCTCACACCTTCTACTATAATTATATCATAATAGATAACAATTATGAATATACTAAATCTCAATCAAGTCTTTGACATCAACTTGTGTAACAAGAGGTTGTGTTCTATTGGTTGTTATATCCTTACAACGTAGTTTAAGATCTTGTATTGCAGTTATTGCGTCCCCCCAAATATAAAGGCGCTCACGATTGCCAATACCATTATTAGATTGAAAACGGAATGTATAATATCCTGCGTTACCACTCTTTGTAAATAATTCCTTATAAAGGAATATATGAGTTGGATCTGATTTAACAGTTCCACCTTGTGTTACTGTCTCAGCTTGAACGTTGACTGTCGCATACTCATTTTTTTCATAGAACTTATCCATTTGAGCAGTCCATGCAAATGTAATTACCCACTCAAATTTGCAATCTGTATTATCATCTAAGCCAAGCATGGCTGTAACAAGTCCTTTAGGATTATGCGTCCAACCATGTATTGCCCACCATATCATGTCACTATCTAATTCAGTATCTGCATATATTAAATTACCAACAGGTGTAAGTGTTGCAGTATCTATATTTTTATATTTCCAGCCATAATCACGATACTGATCATAATAATTACGACTGACGCGCTTCCAATTCTTTTTTCCTTCTTCTAGAGGCGCTGCAAGAGCTAACTTACGACGATTATAATATTTTATGTCTTCGAACATATAATCAAGTATAACAAAGCGATTAACAATAAAGCGCTTTGGTCCCTGAAATACAGTGCCACCAGCCATTGAAAGCAACTTATAATCACTACCTTTGCGTATATGTCTGTTATATTCGTCGATATAATCTGTATTATAAAATATATCATTAGGTTCGGCAACAACATCTCTACTATAGATTGTTTCATTAGGTGGAAATACTTCGCCAAGCACTTGTCTATCAAGACGTGCTACAATTACATCAGGGCCATCAAGTGCTTTGAACATTACTTCCTGATTAACATAATCCCATTTACCTTCTTTAAGATCAGCAAACCGATTCATTACATCAACTTTCTGTATTTCACGACCATTGCTAAATGAATAATATAATCGTGTTGCCGGTGACCAGAAAAATGCTTCTTTAGTTGTTGCACCAATATATACGAGACCAGCAGTTGCACATACATCTTTAACTGCTACAATACCACCTTCAGTATTCACAGTACAAAGGAACTCATCTGTAGCACGATACAATTGTCCATAGATGTTAAAATCAATTGACGAAGGTGCTTTGTATCTAGTTTGTGTTGTACGTACTTCAGTTGTTAATGATGTTATACCTTCTATTACATGTAATTTATATGGCGCAAGCATTCGAACCATAGCTGGTAATGTACTTAATTGATTACTATGCACAGGTATACTGAAGCGCTGTAAGTTTTTGTTTTCTCCAGGTATGTCATTTTCTAATCCTTGTTGTTGTGTAAGTGACTGAACAAGATTTGCAACTGGTTCACCTGGTGCAAGACTACGCATTGCAATGGAAGGAGGACCTTCAAATATACCAAAAAACTGAGACGGTGGTAAAATATTCGACCGTTTAAAGTGATCATTAACTTGGAATTGGTATTGTTGATAGAGCACCGCCTTATCCATTCCTGAGCCACCAGCCCATTTAATTATACGATTACCTTGACCATCAAAAGCATGATATACTTTCTGCTCATGAACACAGTTCATTTTATTTATATTAAGTGCTATTGCTTGAGGAGTTACTGCATAAGGTCTTAAATACCTATCATCATATTCATCTTTTATTTCAATAGCAACATATGAAGATGCAATACCGCAAAATGAAGTATTACTATTATTTATTACTACTATATTAGACGGAGATCCATCAAGTAATTTAGTATCATCACACGTAGTCCATATAACTTCTCCAGCACTAGCTGTAAAGCCAAGTTTCCATTTAGCATCAATCTCATAATCGTGTATAGGCGGTGGTGGAAATATAGGAGGAGCAACTCCTATTTGCTCATTTCTAAACAATTCAGGTGATAAGAAAGTAGACACACCTTCAATTACTGCCATTTTATCTGGTGCACGCTGTAAACTACTAATTCCACGACATTTAATATTAACTGTTTTTATATCACCTTGTAATTGCAGATTATTTTTTCCAGATAAAAACGCAGCATTACTAAATCCTTTCGACCAACCATCGTCACTGTTAAATAATACTGTATGTATTTTTCCTGTAAAATCAAGTTTTTGTGTTCTAGGTTCTCCTTGCGCTTCAACCCATTCATTAGTATAGGTTATAGGTTTAACGACACCATAAGCAGGCCAAAAGAAGTTCATTGGTTTATTACCATATGTGTGCGTGCCTTCTACACTAAGATTATATTTTTGTACCATACCTGCATTATAAGCTTTACCTGTCGATGGACCTATTGCATCAGCCAACTGTGCTATAACCTTTAAACCTTCTTTATTAACTATAATTAGCGCATCTAAAATCTTAGCAGCTAGGTTAAATGCTGCCATTAAGATTGTACCAAGTGGTATAATTGCAGTTATTATTCCACCAATACCAGTTATCGCACTTCCAACACCATTAGACATATTTATTAAAAGATTTTGTACAGCTTGTAATGCTAACAACTTAAAATCAACAACAACTTCTGATAATGTCTTAAGTGTGCACCAATAACCAATACGTTTGCCTATTAATTGTGTATCAGTAACAGATTGTGCTACACACTGTCCTATTAGATTATGGTTTACAAATCCAGGACCAGCAAAGCATTGAGTTTTGTCATCTATCGAATAAAACATATCTAATGTATATGATTGAGAAAGAGTAGATTTAAGAGACAAATTAAATCCTGAAGAAACTAGTAAATCACCTATTGTATCTGATATATTTTCAATAGCGAACTGTCCTAAGTTACGTCCGATACTATCGCTTGTAGGAGTTTGATTATTTGCTTGATTCGCTTTATATTCAACAGGCAATATGTCCGCAAACTCAACTGCTTTAAGTATTATTTGTACCCACGCAGACATTTTATCTGCACTCTGTTCCCATGTTTGCGTGTATTTATCCTGTAAAAATTTTATATCTTGGTCTGTTTTACCTTCAGGTACGTTATTTTTAATAGTGTTGCGCCATACATAAGTATATTGCCCAAATGAATGATTAATATATGCCATCATGACATATTTAAGATCTATGAAAAATAAAACTGGTAATAATATTTCAGATATTAATTTTATTCCAGATGACATTGTAAATATTGACTCAAATAATGTACCAAAAGATAATGGTGGTTGTACTGCGTCAAATAAACCATTAGCTTGGAATGATGACGATTCATATCTGCGTTCAGCCATAGACCGTAAAGGTAGTTCAATAGCTTTATGTGTTCGTGAATCAGTATCATAAATATAGTGCGACACTATAGAACTTATAGATTTATCTATAAACCATACTAACGAACCAGTACCATAACAAACACTCGGTGGTATAGTCGGTGCTTTGTCTGCATCGTTAACTACTTCAAATCCTTTAGCATTTGCAATGGCATCTATATGATGTACAACTTTAGAAAATCCAAGTAATCCACATGCAAATGTAGGTAATTGACCGCCAGTTAAACTTCCATCTAGACCAACATGACCATAACCATTTATAACTTTATATGATTTATTGACAACATCATATATAATAGACCATTGTGCTAAACCTCTATTATATGCAATACCTAATATAAATACATTATCTAATACAGTAGAACTTATTTTTGATGCACTAATAACAGCCGCAGGATTTAAGTCAATGTATGCTGTTATTGCGTTGTTTTGTAACATATTACCAAAACCAATATTGTACATGTCTATATTGATATTTATATCTCTGAATTTTTCACGTGTGCTAATTGTCAGATTAGAATTATTAAATATTGCATTTTTCGTATCTAATAAAGTATGCGTATTTATACCTAATACACGAATGCTTCCTACATTTGCACTGTAATTATGTTCAGCTTGTAACTTAAACAATATAGGACCTCGAGTAGCATTTTTAGCACTACTGACATTATAGTATATATCGTCAATACCAAAAAAGTAATGCCGCGGCACTCTTTTTTCTTTTGTAACTTCATCAGACACAATAACACGTGTATCAACAACTAATTCTCCACTTACAAGTGTTAGTGTGTCATTTAGATCGTTTATACGATCAATAAGTTGTTGCGATAATATTTCATTTCGTAATTCAGTATAGCTTTCTGTCATTATTTTCCATTTATCGCCATTCCAATCGTCTATAACGTTTACATCAACACTATTAATTTTCTCAGTGACTTTTTCCCACATAATTATATCATCACGAGTTAATTCAATAACATGACTCTCGTCAATCCACCAATAATTCTCAGTATTAATGGTATTTGACCAGAACTGCTTCACAAACTGATACGTTGTCTTTAGATTATTCTGATATACAAACTTAGCAGATTGATTATTACGTATATCTTTTGTCTCATATAATAAATTAAGTTCTGTTTCTCTATCTATATATGCTGTATTAACATTATTATACACGCCACTAGTATTAGGTAAAGCAAATTTTATTATATATTGATTTGGATCATCGTTTCTATATTCAATTTGACGTGGGCCTGATACTATACCATCACCTAATCGTTGAAATATACCTTGTGGAATAATTCGTATATCTGCACTATTATTTTCATTTACAAAGTACTGATATGCATCTAATGGTCTGTCTATCGGAATAGGTTCTTCAGCAAGTTGTATAATATCATCATTCTGTAATGTATTAACATAAGATACAATTTTAGAATCATATAGTATATTTGTAGCTAAATCTAGAAAACCATAACCATGAGATAATTCAACAATATCTTCTTCTTGCGACACTACGTTTAACTCAAGACCAGATACAAAACCTGACGTTTTGTATATAAATGATGGTTTTAACACTAATTTAAACGTATCCATTAACTGTACTGCTGCTATTATTTTTTGTAATTGACTTGTAACTGAAGGAATTGATACAATTCCTTCATTACTAAATATATGTATTTTATCTGGATCTGTAGAAGCTGAAAAACTAGTAAAAGTCCAGGCAGTAGATACCGAAAGACTACAATCATACGTATATCTAAAATAATCTGCATAAGCTAAATATTGTTGATACGCACTATATTTAGCATTAGTAGAAGAATTTATCGGATAATCTTCATCAAATGGTGCATTCGGTGATTCTGTCATAATAAAAAATACATTGTATGTTTGCATATTTGCTCTTGGTGGATAATCTATAATTGTACGTATACCTAATGTAATATTTGATAAATGCTCGTTATATATCGATCGTTTGAAATCAGTACTAAATGATACATTATCTATAAACCGTGCTAATTGTATCTGTAAACCTACTTGTACAGTTATATTACTAGAAGTACCTGGTCTAAATGCAATAACTTCTGATGATGATGAAGTAAGTACGTTATGTGTTATCCATTTCGGATAGACTTGATTATATACTATATTACCTTCTAAAGTCATATCTTTAGAAGGTAATAGTGAATAATAAAGCATAAAATCAATTTCAGGATTAGGTTCCAAAGATACATTGATATACTGACTTTCTGCAGTATTGCCTTCTGTAAGAGACGTTATTGTTGGTATAACAGCTCGACGACTAAATATAGAATTACCTGTATCTACGCGTATTATTTTTGCACTAGAAATACCAGAATTTGTAGAAGATTGCACAGAAACAGCAAAATTATCTACACTTTGTCCAGTTATATCATTAGGTGGTGAACGACCAGCAACAGTATATTCTGCAAACGCATATACACACTGTGGTATCAATATACCTAGTACACCCATTCGCAATGAAATACTACCAAATATTAAATTTTTGTCATGCAACAAATCAAGATTTTTATTTAATACGTTATATGATTCTATATCACCATATATATCTGAATAAGTATCGAACTTAACATCTGTAATATAGTTATCTAACGATATGTACCATGCATCGAGTATGGTACCATCATACGTCATACTAGGTATATTTATAGTAAGCGTTATGACAAAATAATCACTTGCAATTGGTATTGGTGCCGTATTATTACTTAAAGTTGTTGCAGTATTTCTGACCTTAAACTGCAAATACCATGGAGTATTTATCGGAATTGTTGGTTGACCTGAAGGAGTTCCAGTTGTAGGTATACCTCTATTAGTCCATATATTATTACTAAAATTTACCCAACCAGCTGGATCTCCATTGTAATTATAACCATCGCCTAGAGCATTTTGACTATAGTCATTTGCTTTCTCTCTAGAGAGACAAAATCTATGATAACCCATAAAATTCTGAGGAGACGTGCTAGTTATATCAGTAGTGACACCAAGTAATGATACACTTAACCTAAAACCACCAAGTACTAAATCGTAACGAGATACAACACCACTACTATTAGCGGCCCAATTAGTAAAATCACTGTAATATTGACTGATATAAAAACGCATCCAGATAGGAATACCATGTTGTATACGTGCACTTGAATTGTAACTTAGAGTATTTGTAGATGTAGATATTAATTTCGCATAGTGTGTATTCATAGGTTCATTCACTGTCGCATCTGATATAAGTGTTGTTGGCGTTATTACTTTATCAAAACGATAACGAAACCAACGATCTATATATTCTACCGTAGCTATAATATTTACAGGTGTGTTATTGTAGTATTCAATCTCAGTCCGTCGATTAATTGTATCTTCATCGAAAGACGTAGCATCAGTATTAACTATAGTAAATTCAGACCCATCACGTGGATCTACAGTACCCGTAATATTATTCTGTATAATTTCGCCGATAGAACCATCAGGCTTTCGTCCCCAATACGACGTGTGAAAATATGATCTATAATCTAATAACTGTGTATCATTAATACGAACAGTATTATTTTTTCTAAAAATAAACCAATCGTCAGTCATAGTTAATTCACGATCTATTATAACATGTATACTATTGCTATCTAATAATGAAATAACATAAAATACTGTATTTGAAGGACTAAAGTTTTGTGACACTATTTTAGCGGTAAATATATTAATAGTTACATCAAAATGAACATTGCGTTGTGTAGATCCTGATATATGTATTAAGTCAGTATTACTTAAATCACGTGTATAGCCATGAAATAAATATTCACCTGTCTCAAGATCTTTAACAGAATTATTATCTATATCATAAACAGGATTAATTTCATCTGGAGTACCAGTAAACCAAGATGACCAATCTATAGGTGAAAATGAAAACTTCAAACCTTGGCTACGTTCTTTTACTATAAAATAAGGAACACTACGATCAGTAGTTTTATTTTGTACTAAAATATTTTTCTCAGGTTCTGGCCATGTAACACCATTAATATCTCTGATTAAATTTAACCCAGTGCTAATTAACACAAACTGGTGTCGCCACCAGCCAGCAAAGTAGCCATCATCTTCATAACGCACTGATGTCTGTAATATACCACCCATTAATTTCTGACGGTTAAAAGTAAAAGATGGATTTTCTGCACTGACCAACATATCATTCATGTTGACATCAAGAGGAGAATCTAAAGGTATATTAAACTCTCTGCCATCCATTATATTCGCACAACCCCAGTCTTAATATCATCAATAAATGCATCAATCATGAACTGTTCCAATGAATCAGGTATTGCTATATTAAGAGCTTGCATTTTAACTATAGTCAATGCAGCCATTGATTTAATTCTCATTTTATCCACAGCAAAATACATTGTATCATAAGTAACATGTCCACGAATAATTGATATGACTGTTCGTGCAATCATCATCTCAACATAATCAGGCTCAACACCTTCTGCCAAAGTCTTATTTCCCAGAGGATTTGTTACAACTACTGGCGTCAATTCAACTTTTGCTTCAGTTATAAGCTTATAAATATCAGACCACATAAAGTTTTTATTTCCAGCATTATCTACAATAGAGTTATAATATACTTCAGTCTTAAATTTATTACTAACATAAGAAGCCATACCTTGCATCTGAGCTTGGAATACTGTATCATTAAACTGATTAGCAGCAATGACTGCTGCTGCTGACCTAAAATTCTCCATGTCAAATGAAATCTGCTGTAACCCAGCCAGTTCGTACATTTCAGTTTTAAGCTCAGTTTTAGTAGCAGCTAATTGTGCATCTATCGGTGTAGGATTAATAACAGTCATAAGTGAGTCAATGGGACGAGATGAGTCAACATATAATGCTTCACCTGTTCCATTAGTAATGGATTTCATAGCTAAATCAACGTCATTATTAAATACAGGCACTGAACCCTTATACATTCTTATGAGCTGCTGTATTTTTGCATTTACACGATTAAGCTCCCTCTGTGTTGGATATAATCCATCAAATAAAGATGTTGAAGTAACACGACTAAATCCAATATCCCAACCAAATGTAACCATCTGCACAGAATCAAACGGATAGTCAATATCTGGAAGTGTCTTACCTCCGATAGTAAGTACAACTCTTTTACCAGGACAGTCAAAGTACATTTTGAAATCAACCCAATCACGTCCATCTGTATCATCAATAATCTCTTGTCTTACCTCATCAGTCTGATTTGTGAGATAAGGAACAAGAGCTGTTGTCGGAAATCTATAGTTACGATAAAGCATTTGCTTTACATCATCAACAGTGAACTGAGATTCAAACATTCCTATTTCATAGTCGTTTGCTTTGACCCATTTGTGTGTTACCGGATCTATAAACTCATGACTGAACCCAACAATAGAAGCATCATGAAACACTTCCATATTAGTTTTATTCCATGCATCATTACGTATCTTTTTCCGCATTAAGCGTTCAATTTCATCTTTATATATTATATACTCAAGAGTTGGCACATCAGCAAGCAATGCAACATCAAAATTTATTGTGCCAATACGACTAACAACCTGATCTATAATCTGTTTAAGATAGTTACTTGATATTCCTGTACCAGTATCTGTTCGTTCCTGATCTAAAGCAGTAAACGCAGGAACATTATACGACGAAGTTATATAACCACTGGAACGCAAAGCCGGGAACATTTTGTTATAAAAAGCACAAATCTTAAGATACTCACGACTATACTTAGTCTCAATCATCGAGTTAAGTCTTGCATACTCAGTCCGTATATCTTCAGGCAATATCCACTTCTCAAGCTTTTCACCTGGATACTGACCAGGCACATACATACCATTTATATCTTTTTTATAGTTTGCACCAGTTATCATTTCTTCCTCGACTTTGAAGCATGAATAGCACGACCTTGACGAGCCGCTGCCGCCTTGCTTTTATAAACCTTGCCTCGGCTCCCCCATTTATATCCACCTTTCACTTTTCGTACAGGCATTAAAATCTCCTATTAATAGCAGCTATTAAATTAGGCTGACGATCCCAGTCATGTGTTTCCATGCGATGTATAAACTTACAACGTCTATCGCTAACTTCTGGTGGATCAAATGTTTGTTCAAGTAAATTATGGGCTATAGTTTCAAGCTGAGTTAGATCACCAGGTTGACCACCTTCAGGAGTATTACCTTTACCTTGTACCTGGCCTACTTCAGCGTATAAGATTCTGCCATCAGGCCGTAAAATAAGTTGTATCTCACCAGTTACTTTACCATTAGTTAACAATATAGATTGATTATTACGTAATCTACGACAATAATTCTTATGATGTGAAGTACCATATCTTTGAAGATCACCATAACAATGTTCAAGTGCTTTACCAGTATCAATCATGTCTTGTTTATTTGCTATAACTCTCCATCGTCCAATTTCAGGTTTTTCTTCAGCTATTTTATTTATTGTTGCCTGTAAAACTGGCACATGTTGAAAATCACTTGGATCATCAGACACATCTTCCGGTAACATTTTTTGCCAGTCTGGCTGTATTCTATTAAACTCTTCAATAAGTCGTAACTGTAATGCTTCAGGTAAACTACTAATAGCTTCAGATAATACACCGTCGTCATATTTTTCCATATCTATATTTAGATTTTTTAATCCTTCTATTATTAAATCTTCAAGAGGTGAATTAAAAAACTCGTCATAATTCTCACCATAATCACCACTGCCAATTCGTTCAATTAAGTCACCTGCATTAGCTATCTGTTGTGGAAACTCACGCATCTGATTTAATGAATCAAACTTTTTACCACTCTGTGTTAGTGCATCGTCATAGTCTTGAGCAAATGTATCAATCTCATTGATTGCCCTATCAATGTTAGTCGACTTAAGTATATTACGTAGTGCTTTAATACTAAGAAAATTATGAGCTTTTTGTGCAAATCTATTTCGTTTACTTAAAAAATCATCAAGCTCTGTTTTATTGGGATATTTATCCATTAACTGTTTATACAGGTTTATATATTCACGTTGTTCTTTATCTTTTACAAATACTGTAGGTACACGTACTTTTTCTCTTACTGCTTCCATACGATTAAGTGCGTTAGTAGTAAATAAAGCTGGATCTTCTTGCGATTCATCATAGTCATCTTTACCAATATCCCAACCATAATCTTTAGCACTTGCTTTAAGTCGAGGCGTAGATATTAACTGAATATATTCATCACCTATTGAACCACGATGAATACCACTTAGTATATCTCGCATCACTTCATTAACACTAGCTGGTTTATCAGCTGCAATGTTACTAAAATCACGTTCACCGCGTGTAGGACCTTTAAATCCATTCCAACCATGTTTTTCTTTCATTCGTGATATTAAAATTGTTTTGTCTTTATCTGTTCTTTTCTGCACATCTTCTGGACTCTCATAATCATTTCGCCCAAGAATAGAAAGATTATAATCATTGATTTTTTGCACATCACGTAAATGTTGTTCTTCAAGAGACTTTAAAGCTGCATCCCATGTCTCCTGAGGATCTAACCATCGTGCTTTAGTCCATGCCATATTAAAACCTCGGCCTTATAGCACTTAATATATGCGGTTTTACATATACATCTTTTATTAACGCATCACTCCCAACAAATCTATCATCATCTCTAAACTGCTCAGTTGTACCAAGAAATTCATCAGGTCCGCCTTTGTCTATACGTACAATAATTTTATCAGGATCAAAACCCATAACTTCTTGAAGTTCTTCCATTAATTTATGTGTAGGTCTCCTACTACCATATTGTAAATTAAGTTCATTATTATAAAATCTACCACGTATATATCCCTTTTTAAGAGCATCCTCAAGTAACTTGGTTTCAATATCAGCCAATGCAAGTGACACTTCCTCGTCATCTTCGTCTTTTTCTAATAGCTCAGATGGCAATGCTCTTAACATATCTTGAAACATTTTTTTGTATTCAGGGACTTTATTACGTAAATACTCTCCATGTGCAATATAGTCATCAGTATCAGTTATCTTGTTTTTAGGATCAACTAAAATCCCGCCAGTTCGTATCATCGCCTATTAGCCTCAGCTATAAACTGTCGTACCTTTAATTCATCATCAAGATGGTTAAAAATACTATCGTCACGGTATGCACTGACACCAGGATTATCTACAGTGCTTATTTTCAACTGAGTGTTGTTATTAATAATTGTCATTTCAAGCGGTTGATGTGCTACATTTGCTGCTCGAATAAGCAGTGCTGTAAGAAAATCCACTGACCACTCCTGTTTAGATAACAAGCGCAGAGCTCGACGAGTCTTGTACCTTTCGATTTGTAAGTCAACAAGCTGTCGCAAAAATGACGGCTGCTTGTACTGCTTTTGTTTCTTTGGCATTAGTATTTCCTTTGCACACTCAACACTGTTTTAAGTCGTTCATCACTAGTTCGTGGTAGTGTGCCAATTGTAGATTCCCACGCTGTTTGTGCAGGTTGAGGTAATTGGTATGCATACATGTCTTCATGCTGATACCGTGCATTCAATGCACGTTGTTGATTAGCACGCTGCATTGCTTGGTAATCCGCAAAAGCCTGATCACGTCCTGCTGTAGCTTGTTCACGCTTAACATTGCGTGCCGCTATTGCTTCTTTATTCTGTTCCTCCCAATCTTTGCGCCTCTGCTCATCAGACCATTGTGTATACATATCCGATGCCGTTCTGTTAGGATCAGCAAATATTGGATCATTTGGATTTTCTGCATGTCGTTTTGCCATAGCAACATCAAAGGCTTCTCGTGTTGGTGTAACAGTACTCGTGTAATCCTCAGGCATGCTCAATTCTTCAGGAATCTGGTAACCGCGCTCAAACGCAAATGCTGCACGAGCATTGAGATTACCTTTTAATGATTTATCGGCTTTTACTTTTTCGTCCCATATCTTTTTTCCTTCAGCATCAAGACGATATGGATCTTCATTCTCTACCCATCTACCATCGTGATAAATAAACTCACGGCCATCAGCTGACTTCCACGTATTTCTACCAATGAATCCACGGCCTTGCACATTATTATCAACCATAAATCGCTCAAGGTCACGACGTCGCTGCTTTCTTAATGCATTTCGAAAATCAGGATCTATAGCTTCACCAGTCGGTCGATAATTACTCGGTGAACCAGGTTGTCCCTGACTACCTGTCTGGGAAAGTTGTGCTGCAGGTGCTGTATTAGTAGGATTATTTACTGGTGCTGGCGGCTGCAATGATGGAGCTTGTGTTAATTCAGTTAAACGTCTTTCTGCTTCAGCTGCGCGACCTTGTGTAACTAAACCTGGAGCTGGAGCTGGAGCTGGAGCTGGAGCTGGAGCTGGAGCTGGAGCTGGAGCTGGAGCTGGAGCTGGAGGAATATCAGTCATACTGCCACCTGGTCCAGGATACAATGGTACAGATGCTGTCTGTGCAGATGAACGTAATCCAGGTTCAACATAAATACCAGTATCTTTATCTATATAGCCACCGCCTCGAACTGCCATAATTCTAGCTTGTCTAGTTGCTTCTTCCTCACGTATCATTTGACCACGAGGATTTCTCCAGATAACAGATCCTGTATTATTATTATCAAACGTCCAGCCATTTTTAATAAGAAGCTGTCGCTGTTCTTCTGTCATTCTAGACTCCTTGTTTTGGCGCACTTTCCTCGCCAATTACATTCCATAAAGCATACCGCATAGCGGGCAATAAATCTGGATGATACGTTTTCATATCAACATCAGGATACACTTGTCCATTCGGTCCGCGACGCAGAACCGTTTTTTCACATTCCTTTGCTGCTTTGCTATCTTCTATTAACAACAAATGCGCTGTTCTTAATAAATCACGAATCTTATCAAACATCATCGGTTTATCTGTTTTATGTGCATTTTGAATATTTAATCTCAACTGAGGATGGTTATCTAAACGTATATTCATATTGAAATGATCAGATACATGCTGATTATTATCATCTGCGTCCCATAATATACGTTTGTTTGCTTCTTTAGGTTCAAGTGTTGGAAAAAACTCAAGTGCTTTTTCCCATGCAAACTTAATCTGACCTTCCAAATACTGCAACTGACTTATCGTTCTATCTTTTATATCTAGACGATTAAACTTATCTTCATGAAACTGATATCCGCGACGTTGTGTACTATCCCATGCTATACCAATAAGTGCGTCGTTATCACTTACACCATAGTCAATGCCAAATATAACCTGGTCAATATTAAAATTGGGATATGCTTCACGCGGATTATATGTATGAAACTCCGGATATAGTAGAAGGTCTTCGTCATATATCCATTCACCGCCATACTCACGACGCGCATATACTGATGTTATATCTAACCCCATTTCAGCTAGTTCTTTATGTACATATTCTTCTTTTAAGACAGGATCTACAGGATAAGGATTATCTTTATAAGTCCAAAAGTAATGAGGCACTTCCCAGGTCTTCCAGGCATGCTCACCATAAGTACCTTTAATACGTGGAGGTGTTCCACCACAAATAAACTTATAATCTGTTGCATAGTCCATTTGCATAGGACGCAATACTTCTTTAACTAAATAATCAAGGAGTGCATCCTTTAAGGCAAAGAACTCATCAACTATGATTATTTTTGCACCAAAACCGAGAATTTTATCAGGATCTTGCGTATTAGATAAACCACAAATATGGATGCGACTGCCATTATCAAGACGACGCCAATTAAGTCTCTTACCTCTCTTATCACGTAATTTACACTTATCAATTATCTTATTAGCTGCAGCTTCAAAAATATACTCAGTATTCTCCATCGTCTCGCCAATGTATATTACTGTAGTATTCGGCACACGAAGTGCTTCTATTAAACACGCTGCAGTGAATAGATGACTTTTTCCTGCACGCCTAGAACAACAAATTAACTTGGTCCCAGGCCCACTATTAAGAACTTCAAGCTGCTTATCAAATAACGTATGAATGATTTGATATACGTTGTATGCATTGTCATAATCAAGATCAATTGTTTTATTTTCACCGGGACGACCCTCAACACGATCCATAAGATATATCAACATGCGAGTATCACCACGTGCTACTGCTTTATTATAAGCTGTACGAATTAAGTGTTGCTTACGCTGTTCACCAGTTTTATATGCCGTATAAGCATACTCATAAACTTTTTCAAGTTGTCGTTCTGCAGCAGCTACCCTTAGCTCAAGTAACTTAGCCATATTTTTATTAACTAAGTACCTACCATCTGTAGTACGTATAAAACCTTCTATTGAACCTACACTCTGGATTTTAAGCCACTCTTGATAAGATCCTTCAGCTTCTTGTATAGCTCTTTGAGTATCACGTCGTACATATTCTTCAAGAGTAAGTCCTGCTGCTTGTGATTTTTCATATATTGAATCAGTATCAGGAGTAATCATAAGCTCCTGCAAACCATCCTCATGTTGCTCTTCTAAGAACATACGAACAGCTGCAGTTAACGATTGCTCTACTAATTCACCTTCATAATACTCAGGCTCTTTCGTCATTACAGACACACCTCAACACCTGTCACTTTTGACAGAATCGATATAAGTTCACTTACTTTACTTTTATCTACACGCATTTTAACAATAACCTTGTCACTACTAGCTTCATCTTTTTTAATATGTACTGGTGTTATCATAGCTTTTGTAACAATAGGAGCTTTGTAGTTAATAACAGGCTGTGCGAACTTTACCACACCTGCTTTATTTATCTTACCACATTGCGACATCATTTGAAGACAAGCTTTTATTGCTTCTTCATGCGTCTGCGCAATTACAAGATTGATTGGAAATTCTTGTTGAAGGATAGAAGGATCAGATAAAGCGAGCTTAGTTAATGCAGCCAATCGACCATGACCATCCAGAATATATAACTTTTCATCAGGTGCATGCCACATGCTAAGTGGTTGCAATAACCCGTCTTCCTTAAGCGTAGTAGATAATTCATCAATATCCTGATCTGTACGCTTTTTAGACTCACCCTGGAACGGAATCATGTCAGTAAGTAGTGCTTTATGGTCACTACTGCATTTTAGCTCGATCATTATCAATCTCCTGTATTATATTTCTGAACGTATTTAATATATGTTCATTTTTCCTAAATACACGTCGTACTGCATCTTTATTAGTTGCTAACCCTAATAAATTCTTTGACGGTAAATCTTCAATAAACGGCTCTATATCACTTGGATGATAGAATACAGGTGGCTTACCTCGCCTACCTTCTTGATATCGTCTACCTATAACATTATGCTCATTAAAAAGATTTAGCACATACTTTTCACAAAAACTATATTGTGATGCTATTTGACTTATTGACAAACTCTCCATTCTAAATCGCTTGCGTTCTTCTTGTGTCATAACATTCCAACGCAATTTATCATACTCATAAGAATAACGTGGAACAAGCTTCATGCGACTTTTCATTTCTTCTATGTTTTGTTTATCAAGCTCTAGTTGCTTATTACGCCGTGCAATATCAGCCTGAATTTCTTCAACAGTAGCTCGGACTTGTTCCATAATTATATCATATCACATTTTATCTTAATTATGAATATACTATTTCTGTTTTGCTGCCACCTGCTGCTTATATTAGCAGCATGTATAATCAGACTCTTTATCCTTTTCTTTATGAATGTCGCTTTGGACCTAATTTTTTGATTTGGGGCCTTATTTGGTCTGTTAAGCAGAGTTGCCTCTGTTTAATATAACAATGGAGTCCCTTTTTTATTTTTTAAATAAAAAAAGACATTCATAATTAAAAAACAAAGGAACTCAGCTATCTTCTCCACCACTCGTGACGCACTACACTAGGGGCTTGTCGCCCGCGGCGACGAGACCTAGCTACACTAACCATTGTTACCGTAGTTACGTGCGTGAAGCTACTTGCGCTTGAGGTTTATGGCAAGCTGCACGATAAAAAATTTTTCTGTCTCCGTTGATCTAATCGCCTCAGGATAATTTTTCACATATGTATTATTATATAATCAGATTGAATGAATATAAAACATTTATTCAAGTTAATTGGAAATCTACCAGTGCGTGAAGGCACTCGTAGTGTGGTTCTTTGAAAAACTTCTAACTTTGCGTGTAGCAAAAATAGCTATCCACAGTGCCCACTAACAGTGCACTAGGATATAAATGCCATGCAGCACTCACGTATCACATGCTTCGTAGAAGTGCAGTGATGTGGAGTCAAGCACATGGCAAGAGGGTAAGATTATGTCAAAGAAGGAAACCAAGAAGTACTCGGAGTGGACCGCGGAAGAGAAGGCTGCTTACAAAGCCAAACGTGAAGCCTACTGGAAAAAGCGGGATGAGGATCTGCAATCTAATTTTGCACTCCTTACAAAAGAGCTGGAGGCACTTAAAGCCAAGCCGGAGATCATGGCACTGCTCGCAGCCTGCAAGAAGGGTGCAGGTGTTGAGAAAGGTGACAGGGCCGTAGGCAACAGGGAAACGTACCTGACTGCTATCTTCGGCAGTGAGACCCCTGCGATTGGCCAGGTTGCTTCCTACCTGTTCATCGGTGTTCGCGGACCTCAGGGTGAGCGGATGAATGCGGGGGAAACCATGGCCCAGTTCGTTACCAGGGTCGGGGATTGCGCGTATAAGTACGATGCCAATACCATTAGCAGCATGGTTTGGTATCTCAAGAAAAGGGGTCATGTTGTGGAGAATGACCGGGAAAAGGCAACCGTAACCTATATCAGGTTTACGCAGCCCACCGAACCGGTTGTTGCTGAACCGCCCAAAGCTGAGCTGATTAAGAAAGCAAAGTAGACCGTTAACGCGGCACAGGGGGTGCAATGCCCCCTGCTACTTAGGAGGTATGCTATGGGTATTTATCATGTTAAATCTAAATGGGATGAGACCACACGCAA